CCCCCCCCCCCTGCCGTAATCGTAACTCCGACAAGCATAAGTGCTTCATTAAGCCAACTGAATCCGTTCTTTAACATGGTCACAAAGTTTGATATTGCAGTAAATGCGCCAATCGCAACAGAGCCAATCCCGGTTATAGCTTTTGCTACCGGGCTGATAAAAGAAAGTGCGCTCTCTGCCGCACCGCTACCGAATAAAGCTTTGACACCAGCTGAAACAGTTGTTCCAAGTGTAGCAAACGCCCCACCTATTTTTTTTGACAAAGCGGTAGACAATACTGCCGAGATTCCCTCATTTGCCGCAATTTCAACGCCAAGCCTTGATGCAAGTGAACCAGCTATTGCTTTTGAAATGGAAGTTCCGATTATATCAAGTGCGGTTTTTGCAAGATGTAATCCAAGAATTTTTTTGATTGTCAGCGCACCGATTATGATTCCAACTGTTTTTACATCTAGGTTGCTTAAAAACTCCTTTGCTCCGTTCCATACATCCTTCCATGAAATTTTACTTAATGCTGTCGTAACTGTATCAAACGCGCCCTGCGCCCACGAATTAAGCGTTTTAGCCAATAATGCAAAGTCAAAGTTTTGGAAAAACTTGTTTATTCCGTCTGCGATTGAATTTCCAAATTGCTTCCAATTAAATGTCGTTCCAAACGAATCCAATCCATGAAGCACCGTGTTTAATGAATTTGCGATCAGTTTTCCGGTTTCTCCGAAAAGCGTTGTTCCTTTTTGCCCTTTAAATAGTCCGTTAAGGAATTTGGCTAATCCCCTTCCAAAACCTTCAGCTTTTGCATACACTTTTTCCCATTTAATTTTTTTCATTGCGTTAATTAACGCACCGGAAATAGACTCTCCCAACTGTTCAAGGTCTTTGATTTTGCTTTTGAATTTCTTAAAGATGGTGTCCGTCTGAACTAATCCACCATCAGCACCGGTGCCGCCACCAGCACCTGAACCAGATCCAGAACCAGAACCTTTATTCCCGGAACCGGAAGTATTATCTTTACTTTGTTTTGAAATAACCTTTAATTCATCAAATGCACGAGTTGCCTGTTGGATTTCCTTTTTTGCTTTCTTGGCATTTTTTGCGATACCACCCGTGTTTTTCCCTGCGTTTCCTGCGGCATTGCTTAAATCGTCCATGCCGTCAGATGCGCTTCCAATATCATCAGCAAGACCGCTGATTCCTGCCCCTTTGCTTGCTTCATACTTCCATCCGAAGATAGAACCTAAAGCATTTGTTACCATCTCTGCGAAGGAAATAACCTTTTGCAGAACTGAATTAAGTACCTTGATAAATGGCTTGAATGCATTGATTAAACCACCACCAACAACCGCTCCAAGTGCTTTGAAGTTCTCTTTAAGCATGGTTATCTGATTGTGCCACGTATCTGCTGTACGTGCGAAATCTCCGGTAATATTGGTTGTATGTGCAAGCACATATTGATACCTCAACATAGCTTTTTCAGCCTGTGTCATTGAGGAAACGTTTGCATCAAGTCCTTGCTTTAACGCCCATTCCTTTAATGTTGCCTGCGTCAAGTCGATACCATAACGCCGCATAGGTGCCGTAGTACCGGAAAATACAGATTGCAGACTCTTGGCAATATCTTCTTGACTCACATCGTAGAATGAAGCCATATCTCCGGCTAATTCTGTCAGCCGGATAGACATTTTTGCCATCTGCCCCTGTGGAATATCAAGGGCAGTTCCCATTGCTTGGAAACGGCTTGCAAACTGTTTCGCGGACAATTCAGACATACCAAATTTTTCAATGGATGTTTTTGCGAAATTGTTAATTAGGCTTTCATACTGCCCGAATGTCTGCCTTACAACGTTCTCAACCTCTGTCAGTGAGGATGATATGTCAATGGCATCTCCAAGTAGCCTAAATCCACGGAATAAAGCCCAGTACGTTGCATACACTTTTCCGATTGCAGACGCAAGGGAGAACGACTTCTTGGTAACCGCAGAAGCACTTGAACTAAATCCGCTAAATGAGCTTGTGATGCTTTTTGCCGCTGTTCCTGCCGCTCCACCTGTACGCGATAATTTTGCCAATGCGTTTGTCATGTCAATAATATTCCGGCTTACACTAGGGGCTTTCGACAGTTCGGACATAAGCTGTCTCATTGCCGTAGCAAGTTTCGGGATATTTTCAATCGCCTTGGTGGAACTCTGGTAGCCAAGCTGTTTGATTGCAGATGCAAGGTCGGTCAGACCCTTAACAGATGCTGACATTCCAGAAAGCCCTTTTACTGCATTGGAAATCTGACGCATAGAACCAGCCGCAGCATTAATCTGTCTGCTGTTAATAGAGCCTAATTTGCTTACATTTCTTGCAACCGCAGAAAAAGTCCGTGTATCAATTCCACGCATTGCCGTCATTGCCCATGCAAGTCGGTTTACCCCTGTGGAAAGACTATTCAGATTTCCGGTACTAAGTCCAGAAAGCGCGGAAGATAATCGCCCAAGTCTTGTCACAAGCGCGTCTATCTGACCGCTTGCCTGTTGTGCCTGTGCTTGGATTTTTATTTCAAGAGACTCTAATTCCATTTATCCACCAACTTTCTACATAAGAAAAAGACGGTAAGATTTGACCCTTACCGCCCTTGAATTACTTTTTCAGTTTTCCCTTTTTCAAAAGAGAAAGCATTTTTGAATTTTCCTCTGATGTAAACTTAAAATTGGAAAATCCGTTCTTTTTTGCGATTTCCGCGCGATGTTCTTTCGACACATCATCTTCCCCAACCGCTTTTAATGCTTCAACGATTGAGCTTGAGTTTCCCTTGTACTTCGGATAATGCTTTCCTTTGTTTTTCTTTGCACCACCTACAACAATCACTGTATGACCTTTTGTGCGCGTCACAAGAATATCTCCGTTGTAAAGCGTGTCTCCCTGTTTATAAGAGCCTACATCTTTAAATAAGCCGGATTTCAGAATTACCGACCGTTCATTGGATGTATTGAAATCTCCCACATCCTTGCCGGACGCATAGATAATACAGGCACGTACAAGAGAAGAACAATCGCATTCCGTCTTGACCTTTGTGTTAATGCCATGTTTAATGACTCCGTAGCGTCCCGATGGGTCTTAGCCGATATTTTTGTTGTCAGATGCAATCTGCATAGCTTCGGCTAACTTCTCCGCAACCCTATCGTCCTTCGCCCTTAGCACGTACCATCCCTTAGAATGGTTATAAAACTTCTGCGTAGACACTTCCTGTCCGGTCTGGTCTCCGGCTTTTCCACCAGAATAACAGTTTCCGTGTTCATCGTGCCGCGCACTTCCGATAATTACTGCCATAGCAATACCTCTTTTCTTAAACTATCTTTGGCTTTGGTAAATGCGATTTCCTTGATTCAGCCGCCCATGCTTCTTCTGCCTTAAGCATTTCTCGCATCTCTGCATCGGGATCGTCCGTATTATGCTTTTCGATGGAATCATAGCAAGTTTCTTTCACGTACTTACTATTACCCTTACCGAATGTCGCGTCTATTGCTGTCACAAGTGCTGACGTTGCATATCTGCCAAACCACATATACATTTCCATGTCGCGTTGCTTCCATTCTGCCTTGTATGCATCCACATAAGGCTTAAGCAACTCTGGATTCATCATATCTATATCATCAACGGAAAATCCGTAGCCTTTCGTTACCACAAGGTAAAACGGACGGATTTCCGCAACGTAATATTCCCATGTTAATTCTTGGCTTTCGCTTTGGATGGGGTCTTTTTCTTCTCCTGTGCCTGTGCTCTCTCCAACGACTCCATCATCTGCGCTAAAAAACCGTTTGTCATCATTTCCTCCTGCATATCAGCGAATAAATCCATGCAGTTAACCTCGTTTGTATCAATCGCATCATAGAGAATGTCAGACACCTTCTCAAGCTTCTCATCGTAGCCTTCGTTTGTTTTGTAATCATATCCAAATTCTTCATTGTGATGCATCTGCAATCCCACAAGAAGTGTCTTAGGAAGCGTTTCAAGAAGAATATCTTCCATAGAGGAAATATCTTCCATGTCCTGTGTCTTCATAATATCCTGTAAGATATGTGATTTTAATGATGGTCTTGTTGCAAACTGAATTGTATATTCTTTTCCACCTAATTTAACTTTCATGTTTTACCTTGCCTTTCTGCCCTATATTGGCAAGGGGCAGTGTTGCCACCGCCCCATTGTTGCTTATCTTATTGCTTCAAGTTCTGCGATCGACCGTTCATCCTCGCCTACCGGTGCGGTCGATTGCTCGTCCGATAGGCTTTTTACCCCACCACTGTTACGGTAAATGTGCCATCGTTGTTATCAACGACAGTCAGCTTATCTGTAACAAGCTCTGATGCTGTACTTGGAATAACTGTTACCGTCATTTCAAGGATTTCATCGTTTCCACCTACATCGTTAGGTGTTGCTGTTGCAGTTCCTACATATGCGTACTTCGCTACGCCACCAATACCGTCAGTTCCGTACAGATGGATAATATCAAGTTTTTTATCTCCATATCCATCCACCTTTGAAAGATATTCTTTTTCAAGGTTTCCTGTGATTTCTCTTGAATCAGAAGTCTTAATTCCTTTTTCAAAGGTCTGCTGGTCATCTTCCATCGTGGTTGACTCAACTGTGTTTGGCGGTGATGCAGGGCTTGGAACTGACTTAGCCGCAACCAAAAGATTGTATGTTCCTGCAAAATCGGCCTGTTTTTCCGTGTGCTCTTTTACAATGACACGCGTTTTATAACTTGTTGATGCCATATTTTCTACTTCCTTTCTGCTTATAGCTGATCTAAATGCTCAATGTTTCCAATTACGCGAGTTGCGCGGAATGTAACCGTTCGCACTTGCTTGGAAATTGTTTGAATTACATTTGATACCTCAAACATTTGTTGTTTAAAAAAAGACACCGCATATGCTGCGATGTCCTTAGTTGCCTTTCTTGAACCTTTGTTTGTAATTGTGATTTGAAATGTTGGGCGAATTGCGTTGATTGTCTTTGCTTCATTAGTCCTTCCGGCTTCTGTGCCACCGATTTGTCTGACTAAAAGTGTCGGGAATGTTGCGGTGCCGCCCGATTCTTCATCTTGCGTCACCTTAATTCCTCTTACCTCGCTCTCCATGTACGATTTTAAAAGGGAACATAAGGTGTCTTCAAAATCAAGTGCCCAACTATTTAACTCATTTTCCACCGAATACCTCCCTTGCAATCTTTACATACTGTTGAATAATCTGTTGTTCCGCATTGTACATAGGCATTGTGGCTTTGATACCGTGGGTATAACGCCATGTTTCGGTCTTATCGTCCCAATAGTACCAACCATCTTCAAAAGCGTGTATTTGCCCCGGATATGTGCCGACGCCGAATCCAAGTTCCGGTGCTTTTGGGTTCTCTTTGGAGTTATAAAAAATACCGGCTCCAAACTCTACCGCCAACAAAGTATAGAACGGTTCTCTATCTTCTGACGTTACCGTTTTTCCGGTTGCAATCAGAATCGCATTCGAGGTCATTAACTGCGGTGCTTTATCTACCCTTACCGTTATCGTGTTTCCTAATGGGGATTCCGATATGTGTTGTATTGCCACCGTCTGACCTATCTGTGCAAGCCTAGAAACAAGTAAATCGCATTTAGACTGTAAACTATTGCGGTACTTTTCTAACTCCTTTATGGCGTCTTGTATGGATTTAGAGGATAATGTCATTGAAATAGTTTTCTTTGCCACGCAATCACCTACTTAATATTCTTCCGAAGCAAAAATAAATCTGTGGTCAGTCCTTCGTCTGCAACGCCTTTTACGATGTAGTCTGCGGTTTCTGAATCCACAAGCCCATCATCAGTGCGTTTTACTTCCGAACGCTTCCACACTACATCGCCGGCTTTCAGTGGCAAATATCCTTTATCCGTAACAAGCTGACAGTATGATGTACTATCATCAATTCCAAATTCTTTCACAAGGGCTTCTGACAACTTATTGCTGATATTAGCTTGGAATGTTGTAGGTTCTGAAAACCCTTCAACCTCCTCGCCTTTTGGAATCTTGTTGCCTTCGGAATCTAAATAAGGTACAAAGTTCCCATCGGAATCCTTGTACCCTTCATAGACAATATCTCCATTTTCGTCAGTTTGTGGAATGAATACCCTCTGACCGGATTGCGAATATTTCATTTCCTGCTTGTTAATGTCAAGCATTGGTGTTTTCCTCCGGGATTCCGGCAACACTTGTCAGAAGCGATAACACTCCGGCAAGGACTGATGCAGAAAGAACATATTTCCAATCCACCGCACCCATAAATGCCGCCGTTCCAATTCCGGCAATCGCCGCCTGCGCAACAGTCTTGATTGCTCGGATTCCGGCTTTCTTAGTCCAATCCTTCCAATTCCTCATGGTTTTTATCTCCTTTCCCTATATGAATCTCTTCAATCTCATGTTTCATTTTCGTAACCATTCCGTTTCCGCCTAACGCATGGTACGCATCATACATCTCACAGAAATTTTGGTAGGCATATGACGGTATCTCTCCGATTCTAGTGTACTTTGCATGGTATTCAATAAGCTGGACGCGCAAAAGGAGCATTGTTCCTTTGCTGTTCGCATCCCTGCTTTTCTTTTGTTGCTTAAGAAGCCAAACTATATACCCAAGCACTATCGGAAGTGCCACAAGATAAGTTTGAATCAAAATACTTTTCATTTGAATCTCCTTTTGACGCACTGCCCACCACCGCTTAATGTGCGCCGCCTGCAACCATAATGGTCACGCTCAATCTTCTTTAATGCCCTATAGGCGATATTTACATAGCTTTAACAAACGGAAATACACCAGCAAAAAGGCTTTCACGGTCTTTCCATGTCCGGCTCACACCGTTTTCGGAGAAACTTGCCATGTATGCTTCTCCTGCCTGCGACCGGTCGTACACTGCCAAATTGACCATAATGTTTTCATAATTCTTAACATCACTGTCAATCTGGTCTTGCGTGTATGTGTCCGGATAGTTCCGTCTGCTGATAATCTCTTTTCTTGCCTGCTCTAAAAGCTGTTCAATCAAAGGGTTACATTCTTTTTCATCAAACACAACTTTATCGGACTTTTCCCCGGTCGCTTCATCCTCTACCTCTTCTATATGAAATTGTTTTAAACGAATTTTTACTTGTTCGACAAGTGTGTATGACATAAGCGATCTCCTACAGATTAAATTTTGCAATCAGAATTTCTTTCAGTTCCGCACCGCTTGTTGCTTGTGCGTTTTCAATTCCCTGCTCTGCGGCAAGTTTCTGCAAGTCTGCGGTACTCATTCTGTTGATTTCGGTCTTTGTATATCCAACGGAAGATACCGGAGAATTACTCTCCGGCACCTCTTCTCCTGCGTTGTACCATTTACCATTATGAATCACTATATATGGATATTTCATAGTTGCACCCCCTACTCTTCGCTATGAACCTCATATACGAATGTGCTATCCATATTCTCGTATGATGGAAGTACAACCTCAGATGCAAATGTTGACATCTTCATAGGTGGTCCATACTCTGTCTTTGTAGCGACTGTAATACCTACACCATATGTTGTTACATCAACATCAGCTACCTGTCTTGCAGTTCTTTCTTCCGGTGTAGTGCCAAACCAAGTGCTTCCAAGGCTGCCTTCTGGAAGAAGTGTAACCTTGTTATCCGGGTAGAAGTACTGCTCTTTGCCATCATCATCAATGTACATCTTATCGTAAAGTACGATAGTGAGCTTCGCCCTCTTCTGTACCACCGAAATAACAGTATCATCGTCAACCTCAATAGTTGCTGTAAGGTTCTGTGCAAGAATTGAGTTTCTTATTTGTGCATTGTCAAGCAGATATTGGAATGTATTGCTGTTCATAAGTGCGTATCTAGCAATCTTACCCTGCTTCTGTAACTTCTTTCTTGCATTGTTAAGGTCTGTAAGTGGCTTTGAATTAGCTGTATCGCTCCACATGCTTGTGCCGGATAACTTTGCGTAATGGTCTTTTGCGTATGAGCCATCCTTATCGTAATCATAAGCGTACTGAACGCCATCACTTACAATAGCAATTACCGGATGACCTGCATTTGTAGAAAGAAGTGACATTCTCATGCGCTCCGGTACAACTTCTGCGCCGCTTACGAGGTTGTTAGTGTCGTCATATACACTTGATAAAGCACTTGCAAGGTAAGGGTCGTCTTCTGATTGAATACGCTCGATTTCAAGCATTTCCTCTTCACCAACTGTCATTCCCTCGCGGAAAAATGCCATCTGTGTTTTTTCCTTACTTAATCCGCCTCCAGCTCTAAGAGTTGGGATTGTGTCAAAATTAGATGGCGCAAGTGAAACCGGCAAACCCTTGTGTGTCTTAATCCAACTTAAATCAAGTCCCTGCTTCTTTCTTTCTGGAAACCACTGTAAACCAAGATAAGGTATCTGATTACTAGCGTTTTCTGTTGCCGATAATGCGATAGACTTACTGTCTAATACTTCATTAATTAACATCTATTTACCTCCTGTTATTATTCAAATACAATCATTGGAAGAGCTGTCTTAACTTCTGCGTCATATGTAACGCCGGAATGCGCTTCTGCTACTTTCGTGTTAAGATATGCTTTCTTAAGCAGCACTCCCTGTGGCCTGTCCTCTGTTACATCAAATCTCAAAATACCCACTACCGTAGCCGTATTGTCAGCCTTGCCATTTGCTCCGATTGGAGTACCTGCTTTGACAATCTTCTTGCCCTGTGCGTTTTTAGTTGTCACGCCATCAAAATCAAGTGTTAATGGGATTGCTTCATTAGGCTCTCTCTTTAAAATCTGAACATCTCCTGCGTATAAAGTCTTTTCATACTGCATATTCATTTCCTTTGCCATTTCTTACCTCCTGTTATTGCTGAATGTAATGTGATAAAACGTCATTGTTCTTAGGTGCGTTAGATATAAGGCTTTCTGCTATCTTTTCAGCATTTGTCTTATTATCTGTACCGGCTTTATCGCCGCCAGCCGTGCCACCTCCCGGATTCGTACTGCCTTTTGCAATCTCCTGCTCCTTGGCTTGTGCTGCGGCGGTCTCTTTTTCAGAGATAATCTTTCCAAGAACGTCATAATCAAAACTGCCATCGTCTTTTACAATCTGCGCTGCCTGTTCTGCAGTAACATTAAATTTAGATGCGGCATCGGCTCTCTGCGTGGCTATTACCTGCGCTTTTTCAAGTTCCGCGATTCTCGCATTGGCTTTTTCGAGGTTCTTATTTGCCTGCTCGACTTCCGTGAGCTTTCCCTGTTCGATATCATCGAGCTGTTTCTGCAACTCTTCGGCTTTGTCAGCCTTTGTCTTGTACTCGTCAGCCTTTGCTTTGGCTTTCTGTACGGAACTTCCATAATCTGCCATGATCTTGTCTGCGTTTTCCTCGCTTAATCCCATAGCAATCAGATCTTCTCTCTTCATTCATTACCTCCGATATGTCATACGAATTTTTATACGGTGCAACGACACCGAACGACATTGTTGATTTTTACGCTCACAACTTTGCGAATTTTTATAAAATAAAAACAGCCGCCGATTACTCGGTGACTGTCTTATCTTTGTTTGTCTGGCTCTGTGTGCCATCTGTATTCATTTTATTTATCAATTCCTGTGCTTTTTGTTCCTGTGTCTCTACATCATCAATGGTTTTCCACAAATTATCCAAGTATGGCTTTGACAACAGGAATGTCTTTTCTGCATCTCCCCAAAGTCCGACAGATTTAATTGCCACAAGTGGATGAATACCGGCTTGTAAAAGCTGATATAGGGTCTGCGACTTGGTATACATATTGTCTTGTGGGCTATGGTTAATCTGAACATCAAAGTCACGCAAACTCAATCCCAAATCGTGATCCTGTATACGAATCACATTCAAAACAACTTTCGCAAGTCTTTTTTCAGCCGACTTTACAATCGGGTCTTTCAGTTTTGCTCTCGACTTTGAGAAGTCCCATCCGTTTCTAAGTTCAACCGCCCCCTGTGTATCTCCACCGGAATTATTGTTGTTCTTATTTGGTATGGCAAGAATGGACTGTGCATTATCCCACAAATCATCCTTTGCAACTTGGCACTCTGTCTGGTTCAGCTCTTGTGTCATAATGTCAACATCTGATTTATTCTGCTCATTGTTGGATTTTACTGTCAGCGCATGGGAAATCTTCATTTTTTCAAAGGTTTCCGGGTCAATGTCGCAATTTACAAACTTTATCCAAAACTGAACAAACTGCTCAACACCATCCATTCGGTTTGACTGCATTGTATTGATTGCATCCAATAGTCCAATCACAAGCTCAATATCAGAAATGCGCTCATGGTTGTTCGGAAACTCAACAATCGGGATTCCACCAAAACCATGCAGTTTCCAATCTCGAACCTCTCCGTTTACAATCTTGCATTCATAAGAGTCCGTGTAGCAGAGTTTATACATCTGTCCATCGGCATCCTTAAGCTCTTGGATTGCTAAAAGCGGTTCTTCTGTGGATTGGTTATAAATAACAAACGTATTCATTGGTGTCGGTGCGACAATTCTAAATGGTATATCTCCATTTGTAATCTGCACCGCTTTAAATGACGTTCCGGTTGCTGATTGCCACTCTCCTGCCTTAATGTCCTTTTCCTGCTTATTAGCATCGGTCAAATAATCGTTAAATTCATCAACTGCATTGTTTATCCGGTCATCGTCTTTCCTGCTGATAAGCTGAATTGGCTCACCGTAAGTCTGACCAACTTTGAATTGAACAATCTCATAGGCATGGTTTTCAGACACCTTATTGGTTATATCCGCATTCTGTACCTTTGTTCGGTACAATACAGGCTGATCGCCCTTGTAGTAGTTCCACAGATAACGAATGATCGTCTTGTTGAAATAAAATGCACCAATGCAGTTTCCGACAACATTTACGATATTGTCTTTCGTAATCTGTTCTACGTCAGCATATGCAATTTTTCTTCCGTATCTGCCTTTTACAAGGTCATGAAAATATTGTGTATTCATATAAATAAAACTCCACTACTGCAGGCGCGTTTTGGTATTGGCTTTGTTTCAATCTTGCCTGTTGCCACGCGATAAATCACAATATGATTGCATTTTTTACATTTACACGGATGGTCTATCGTAGATCTCCCATCATAATGTCCGGCAATTCTTCCACAATCCGGACAATATATAGTTACTTTTTCCATAGAAGTCTCTTTCTTGTAAATAAAAAACACCGCCATTTCTGACAGTGCCTTTTACGGGTTATATACTTTTGGGGGTTGTAGGAATTTGTTTTTCTACTCTTTTAGTATACCATGCAAGTTTTTGGAAATGCTGTGAGAGAGTGTGAACTATTGTGCACTTTTATGCACTCTTTCCAAGATAAATCCCGCCGAATTTCTTCTCAAACTCCCGAATAGCCTTTTTTCGGAGGTTCATGATATTTCTGTAGGAATATCCCATTTCTACAGAAATTAAATTCCAGTCCTTATTATCAACATAGTGCGCATACAGGACAATATACACATCTGTATTTTCCATACTGTCAATCTGCCCGATAATAACCCGGCGTTTGTCCACAAATTCGCACACAAGTTCTTTTATCTCGTTCTGCAGGTCTGCAATTTTAGCAACAGCACTTCCCATTTTGTCCGGATCGCCGGAAGACTGCACATCAACCTCTTTGGGAGATACGGAAATGGAAGTTGCCATATTGGAAAGTTTTTGAATTTCAGACATTTTGTTTTTGATAACATGATCACATCTATTTATCTGTGAAAGATATTTGTCCGTTGTCATATCCTAATACCTCCTAAATGGGTTTACTGCCGCTTCTACCTTTGCGGTATTGTTTGGGTTTTCTATAAACATTTCAAGCTGAGTTAAGCCGTCTGCCGCATCGTCGTGTTCATTACCGCCAATACTTACAAACATAGAGAGTTCATCCATAGCCGCTTGATATTCGTCATTTCTATAATATCTTGTTACTCCAAGATCTGAATCTTTCTTCATTTGTTCCTGCGTCGGTCGGTGCATATCAAGAAATATGAATTTTCTCTTAACATCACCGGAATATGCTATGATCTTCGATAACTTCTCAACCTTATTTGGTGCTTTTCTACTTGTACATGAGCATTTATAGTCCTGTTCCTGCAACTTTTCATCTACATATTGGCAATACAGATCTCCTCCGGTATTTCCCTCAAATCTTGTCTGCCTAATCCCATTCCCGATAATTCGTCCAACAACAAGAGGGATTGTTACCTCTTTCGGGCCTTTGTTGAATACCCAATCGTAAATATAAACATCACCGTTTTCATATTCTGCTCCAATCGGCATTGACAAGCTATCGCCACCGCCCCAGGCAACATCCACAACTCCGATGCGTCGGAAATCTCCGTCCGGTAGGATTCCGTTAAATAGTCTCAAATCCGTATAAAGCAATCCCTCGCGGACATATGGTTGCTGCATAAACTTAGCCATCCATTCGGCATTGTCAAGCTTATCTCGCATATCTCTGTAGTATTCCGTGGAAAATCCGTTGATTTCATACGCGAAATTGCTTTCGTCATTTTCATTAAGTGCCGGAATCTTACGGAATCGGTATTGTGGATCATGCTCATATTGCTTTCTCATGCGCTCCAATGGATCTAAAACATTCCAAAGAGTACCGACCATCAATTCCCTTGCACCGTCATTTTTACGGTCAACCATCTTGTTTAGGTACTCTTGGTATGTGTTTTCCATTCGAGTAGGGCTTAATGAATGCTCTCGATCACGAACCAAATCATCGACATACAAATATCCATCTTTTGAAACATCGACCGCTCCTGTCCATGTTCCGTCAATACCACGACACGTTACGGTTGCGAATCTGTCCGGATCTCCAAGCGTAATCGTAAATTCGTCCGCGCTTTTGTCTGTCGGAAGTGCTGCGTTTGCGTATTCCGGGTGCCAATAAGCAAAAAGTTCCGCAAAGGTATATTCTTCCGTGGTAAAAAGATTCATCAGTTCTTTGTAAAAACCTTTTGCTAAAATACCGGAGTGACCGCCCATAGCACTATGGCTGTTTGGTCTGCGCAAAGCCACCCACGCAAGGAAGAAAATACAGATAGTCGATTTACCGACACGCGATGGCATTGACAATCCGTAAAATTTAATCTTCCGGTTTTCCAAATCTTCAAGATCGTGGGCTACTATATTCAGCGTCTTGCGACGCGGATAATAAAACCGTTTACTCCAATTTCTTTTGCGCTCCATAAAGTAGATGAAGCTCTCGAAACGATAAAAGCTCTCTAATCGCAAGACTTCATAGAACTGATTCACAAGTTTGTATCCGCCTTTAATGTCGTGATCCTGCGCATATCGTTCAAGTTCCCATATGCTACCTCCCGCATTTTTCTGCGTAAATTCGTTGATTAAAGCCTTTGTTCTTTCGGTTATAGTCAATCCGTAGTCAACGTCTTTTTCCGTCCGAATTGCCACATTGCACGCTTTCAAAAAGGCATCTATTACCTGTTCATCAACGCCTTTTCTCTGTATGTAGTTTTCATATCCATTTACTGCATTGATTAACTGCCTTGAAGCCAAATAAAAAGCACCTCCGCAAAAGCAGAAGTGCCTTGACCTCTGCCTATAACTGTTTTAGGGTAGCGACTAACTCTATTTGTTAGCCGGTAAAATTTTGTTAGATTGTTGGCATTCCTTCATTGCAAACCGGATGCAATTTGTTTATAAGTGCATTATAATCATCAATTACATACCTTACCGGAATCGTATATGCTTTAATGCCATATTTATTTGCTGTTTCCATTTCAATGTAACAGCCGTTCCAATCGTAGCTCTCGCATATTCCCATGAACACATCAGCCTGTGCCAGCTTATTAAGGCTCTCGCCTAAATACCATACAGCTTCTTTGCTGTCTTTAGGCGGGTTATCTTCAATGTAGCTGTCGATAAGCTCTAACTCTTCGCCCTCATATATTTCAGCAATCTTTTTCATCTTCTGAATGCTTGCTTTGATTTCTTCCTCTGCTCTGCCTTTCATCGGCACGCTTACAAATAATTTTTTCATTTCTTTCTGTCTCCTTTTATATTTTATTAACTTTTATTTTCATAATCCCACTCCTAAATTTTTGCAACTACGTGTTCTTTTGCAATTTCTTCTTTTTCCGGGTCGTAAATAACCGAACCGTTTTTATCAGTCTTATTCTTATCAAATTCGCAAGAAATTTTTATGTATGGGTATCTTAATGGCGTGCAGTCAGCATGAAAATCAAGATTATACACTCCCTTTTGTCATTTTCCGTTGGCATAAATCTTTGTGTAACCGCCTTTTCTAGTTTTGATTATAATTTTTGAACGTGTTTTCTTCATTTCTTATTTCCCCACTCAAATCCAAAATCAGAACGCTTGATTTTGCATCTTGGCTCTCCATCAAGCCAGAATACAATGCCCTCAATATAATGATCTGATAAATATTTCTTAATTCCATCAAATGTTCTTTCAACATTTATGGTTACCACTCCGTGTTTTACTATCGTATCAGATCGTAAATTATATGGATTTCCTTGAAAATGAACTCCAATCGCTTCATAAGTGCCATCTTGCATTTTAGGATAAATAAACTCTCTGTGTTCGCTTATTTTTCCGCTCGCCAATCCGCTATTAGTGGTTTCAATTTTTCCGGCATCAATAGTGTTCTTGTATGCTTCAATAAACCATTTATCTTCCGGTTTATTTTCGTCAACCCTCACCCAGCATGGCAAGTGACCAGTTATTGGATCTGGTTCTTCTTGACATTTAATAGCGCCTTCCGGAATCGGTTTACCTCTTTTCGCATCATACCGCTTATAAAATTCTCCGTTTATGATCGCGCAACATGAGCCATCAACTTTTAAGGTTGCTATGCCTTTCCCTTCAAGCACCCACTCCATGCCTTTGGTAACATTCGGAAGAATGTCTACGATTTTATGATTTTCATATACTCTCTCAAACAATGTTGGTATTTTCTTCATTTCCAATGCACCTTGAACCCTTTCTTTTTATACTCTTCTACGGCTTTTTTAAGGCTCATATCGTCCTCATACTTTTCATTCAGCATAATCAACACCACATTGCCTTTTTCAATGCCGTATATGTTGCAATTTGCAAGTTTCTTAGCCGTTCCAAGGATAGCTTTTGCCTGCTTGTGGCTCATTTCATAGGTTTTGGTTCCAATATTAACAGTCATTTCTCATAAACCTCTCAAAATCTTTCCTGCACTTAGGGCATAAGTCATATGTACGACCAAACGGAAATAATATGTTTGAGTGAATCTCTTTGATTTCTCCCCTTACGTTTCCATCTTCAAAAATGGGACTTGGAGTAAAATAATCACCAATCGGCATAAATTCAAATTCACTTATTGGTTTTACTTTTATTTCTTCGCCGCACCTGTCGCAAGCGAGCCATTCTTTTTGATGTTTCATATAAACCACCCTCACTTATCACATTCGATTCCCGGAATGTTCTTTTACCTATACAAGCATCTTCAAAAGTCGTAGTTTCTATTGAACAACCGCAACTAACCGGGTCTAATGGACAATTTTCATGGTTAATACATGTGCATAAAATTTCTTTTTTCTGCTTCATCATTCCGCCACCTTTCAAGCCAACCCTAGCATACATAAAATATCAAGTTCCGATATTTCTCTTGCTCCCTCTCTTGTGTGCGTAATAATTTCTTCCATCGAGCATTTTTCCATATCGTTGCACTTACTCTTATCAAAATTTCTCGAAAAACAGTAATGTAGACAATACCCATATCCGACTCCAAGTAGAGTACCATGAATACTTTTACAGACAACATTGTAATTTTCTGTTTTTAAAATATCATATTCTCCATCTAAGAAACATTCTTTTCCGTTGTTGGCCATCTTCTTTTTGAGATATTCAAGAAAAATTCTTATGTCTTTTTCTGAATCGGAAATATACAAAATAGAATCCTTCTCTCTGTCATCAATTATTTGTTTCGATTCATTGCCACAAAAATCACACATATTACACCAACTTTCTTCCGCAGATAGGGCAAAAATTAATTTTTACGGCTCCTGCAACCTCTTTTCCATCGCTATTGTCGAAAATCATGTTATTTTCAGCTCCAAAAAGAACTAAATTTCCTTTACCATCAATGATTTTCTTTTTATTCCGACAAAAATCACACATTCTTACGCCCTTCTCCTTTATTGAATACCACGTTTTCAAATATTGCTGTTTCTACCTTATCCGGCTGATTTTCTGGGATGTTCCTTCCCGGAATCTGCGTAAATAAGTATTTGCAATAAGGGCACATATTAACTTCGGAGCCAAGTATTAGCATTCCGCAGCACAAGCAACTTGTCATAATTCGCACCTCAATCATAGCAAAAATCGGAATCCTCGTGAGATTCCGTGTCTTTTGTGTGATATAAATATTCCATAATGTTTTTATCATCGAATAGCGACACAGGGAATCGAACCCTGTCAGCCAAAACCATGCCAACCGCTTTCAAATCTGCAATTTCTAATCACGGAGGGGTTTTCTGTTACCAATTATACCGCTACCATCCATAAGTCTCCCATCGACCGGAACTATTGCAGTAGCACCCGACTAAGTGGAGATAAGGAATTGATGTGGCGAGGATTTGAACCTCGCAGAAAAGATTTACTTTCTCATAATGTCCCTGAGAAACACTTTCTCTGTATTGCATTTTGCAATAGACATTTCATAGCGTTTACCTATTCCGCCACACATCAACGCCCGATTTTTTCGAGCAAACGCCGCACACAGGATTCGAACCTGCAAGCCTTTTACAGCCAACGATTTTCAAGACCGCTCCCTCACCACCCGGACATACGGCTTTTCTATATGCTCCCATAAACCACCGACTATTTTCAGAGAGCGCTGGCAATCCGCTTCATGCCTTACCTCGGATGTACGTTGTTTTCGCAGTCCTCCGCCTTTACGTTTCTGCGCTGTTTCCAGATTTTCAGCCAAAACATAGACCATCTGCTGACAGACAGCGTAATTTGACCGAATAGGTGGGTGAGGATTTGCACCTCACATAAACCGTGCACTGTTCACATTGGAGGGAATCGAACCCATAGGACTTCAACCATGAGTTTTTAATCTTTGTCCTGTCTCTTCCATCTGCGCGTCTACCTATTCCGCCACCACCTAATTTCATGGCTCATGCACCGTGGGATAGATGCATGATAGAATACCACCGGACGGTCTCGCACCGTCCTTAACAGAATCGTCCTAGTGGCGAAAGGAGGAACCCAAATGCTTGAATCACTCAACCAAGGGTTCAAGTACGTATGGAAAACATACGTGGCTACATGAAACGTCAGCATGTAACCAATTAGACTACCGGGATTCGAACCCGGAATGCAGGAATCAAAATCCTGTGCCTTACCGTTTGGCGATAGCTCAATGTTGTTCCGTCCGCAAACATAATTCAAAGCCTAACGCCGATAGATCAATTATTCAGCCAGAAACTATCGCTTGCGGACTTAAGCTATACCGGATGCTCCGATTTGTCGATCTGGTGCTCGGCGTCACTGTCCAGATTGAGTAAATCTCCGGTGCTGTCCGGTTCCTTTGATTTTGTTATATGTATTCTTTCGACCACGCTCAAAATTGGCGGCAGAAAGTAAATACCAAATATTGGATAATAAATTGTCATATTGTTATCTCCAAATGACCATAATATTCATTGCAAAAATCGCGTATGAAAGCAAATATCCCATTGCGTTTGAATTGTCTTTTTGTTTTACCTGTCCTCCCATAAGCCCCAGCATTACGAGGGCATCTGCCGCTGTTGCAATAACTTTCAAAGCCATATCAATATCTCCCATCCTCAAAGCTGTGTTCCTGTTTGAATCGTTCCATTTCATTTACACTCATACCGAAGATCCCGGCAGATGAATCAGAGTCCGTATGTTCGAAATACTCGCCCTGCTGTGGAAACATAAACCGGAACATGGCATAGTTTGCAACATCACACAGATATTCAAGATTCCCGGTCTCTTCAAACTTGGCAAGGCACATTTTCAAACTTTCGATTGCATCCACATTCCCTGTGGAAAAGTTCATTCTTGCCGGTCCGTATTTGTAATACGACTGTTCAATCAATCCTTTGCGTTTTTCATCAAAGGTTTCGGAATACTCGGTTTTCATCAACTCATTGCTGCATCTTGCCATTAAACATCACCTTCCGCTCTGTGGTTTGCCCTTTCAATGTCAAACCCTTCCGGATAACGTGCCTTAAGCTTGTCTACGTTCATTTGCATGATTTCATCCAAGCTCCAGCCGAAGGATTCGCAAAGCATTAAAGATACCGCCAAGGTCATAATCTTGCAACGCAGATGCGATATTGTTATTTTTGCAAAATTTAAGCAAATCGAATTTATCCGAAATTCTTTCTGTCGCTTTGCGATCATTTGTCCGCATGGCTAATTTCTGATACTCGTTTCCGGTCATATATCATTCTCTTGTCCGAAACACTTTTTGTTTTTAAAAAATTTTTGGAAATTTAGTTGCGATTCGCAACGTGAAAGTGAATTGTTTATGTTTATATTAAGCCAATTTCTGTAAAAAGTCAATGGTGTTGTAAGTGGCTTTTTATCGTTATCGGTAAAGCACTATTGCACTATAACCTTTCTTCCAGCCATTGAATACGTGTGTAGAATATTTAATGTCTACTACCTCACGATAAGATTCGGACAGTGATTTTATTGCTCTGTTTACCTCTTCTTGAAATTCTTCTGTGTTTGTAGAATTTATCGGCTCTGTAATTTTCAGTGGATTCATGTATACTCCTTTGCTTGAATAAGGCTTTTTATTTTTTTAGGTATTTAAGGGACTTAGTAGCCGCCCTGTGGTCTTTCTGTCAGACCCCCTCCCCATCCTTTTCTTGCAAACATAGAAATCTAAAATATTTTCCATTTCGTTTTGTTGTCATTGTGTGAAAACCAAATTGTTTTAATACAATTCATGTCATACCCTTGCAACTATTCGCAAAACCTAACTTTTCCGAATAGTTCACGAATAGTTAAAACGCTACACCCCTTGATATTACTGCATTTGCGAATTGTAGAATAATCACACACAATTTAAACCGTATTATTTGCCGCTGCATCCGTGAATTGTGTATCAATTGCGTGCAATTCTTGACTCTTTTTCTCGTCCAATCTTGGCAGCTCCTGCGCTGTGATTGCCTTGCGTTGCGTGGCATTATCGCCAATGCCGGGCTGATTCATGCCGAATTCATTATTTCCCACGAACATGGTGCCTACAGGGCTATTGGAATCATATGCACGATCTAGGATACAATCCTTACGGGATCGCTGCAATTTTTGCCACATCTTGAAAGTCAGCGAACTTGGTTCATCACTAGCCCATATATCCATTGTGTTCGTAGGTATATTACAAAAATAACTGAATGCTACTGTACTTACCAACTTGCTGTATACATTGGAGATGTATATATAATAATCACAAAGCTTATATAATACCTCTCTGTCATACCTGTTACAGTTAGTCGGTATAGTTGCATTACCAAGAGGTTTCAAAGTCTTGTCTTTTAATACCGATGTATCCGGAAATAAATGCATACCAACATACTGCATAACAGCTTTCCACTGTCTTTGCCCGGCTTTTAGTAAATCTTCGATGTGAAATTCTATACAAGCGTTGTCTATTAAATCTTGCACAGTTGATGTGTATATCTGTACTGTACCTAGATCCACTATAAGGGTTGTAAGATCTACACTCTCTACATCCTGCATATATTCACACCTCCAATCTGTTAATCTCTCTGCTTTTGGTATACACTATTTCCAGGCTTAAAGTCAAGGCTTAATTTTTTACAGTGGCATTATATACTTACGCCGCGCGCGTATGCGGATATAACTTAAATATAAACCTATAGGCTTTAGATACAGTGTATTATTATTAATCAAAAAAGATTAAGAAAAAGATAGAGAAAGAGAAACATAGTTCTGAAAAAGCGACGTCAGACGATTGTGTCGTGTTATGTCAGACGATTTTTTGTAAAAACTGATACTATTCTATCATTTTTGGACTTGCCAAAGACCTAATGAACCTAGCCTTGTTTATAAAAATTTAAGAAAAGTTTTATAGATTGTTTACGGTTTTTCGGAGATTTTGTAAGATATGACCGGACACGTTGTTTATTTTTTGGATATGGTAAAAAGAAAAAGACAGCCGGAAAAGCTGCCCTTGTTTGAAAATATCTACTTGCATTTTGTCCGATCTGTGGTACTGACCACACGGCAATCTATCTTGCCAATCCGAAAAATTTCGGTTGTGCGGGCAGTCAGAACAACAGTGGCTGTTCTCCGGATTGCAATCAAAATCTTTGACAGCTTCGTTCTTGGCAACGTCCGGCTGGTTCAGCCGTTCTTCCGTTACCCAGCCAAGCCCCGCGTAAAAATACACGGTTATTCCGTTTTCCTGCTTGCTTTTCAAACCCTCTAATTTCAACATCCGTACTCCTTTCGGTGCTCTATTTCTTTGATCTGTCTATACTATAACATTTTGTGCCTTATATGTCAACAGTTTTTTGTGCCTTATTTTAAAATTTTTTCGTCATGCTCCAGCTTTTCCGCGACTGCAAGTTTAATAAAGTCGTTTGCGCTCTTGTACCCAAGCTTTTCTATGCGATCCTTTGTGCCTTTTGCAAATCTGCAATTAACACGCTCAAACTTATCATCATATCTATAGATTGCGCGCCTTGTTGCTTCTGTTGTCTTACGTTCCATGCTCTGCACCTCTCTTTCTATGTTTGTTACCATTATAGCATTTGTGCCTTATATGTCAAGGGAAAGTTTTCTTTCCTTATATAATGTTTCATGCGATTTTGTGCCTTATACATATTTCACAAGTAAAATTATGTTTTGTGCCTTATATTTTGTATATTATGCCTATTGCTTTTGTGCCTTATATTTACTATAATACAAGTATCAAATGAAGCACAGAAAACAAAAAAGGCGGTCACTCCTACCAAGAACGAACCGCCACCAATCAAAAAAAGAAAGGTAGCTATATTATAGCACAGGTAAAAAGAAATGAGAAGAACAAATAGCAAGGAAGTAAAAGCAGCAGTTAGAAATTATTTAACAGAGGTCGCACAGAGTGAAGATCTTAACACGATCAAGGACATTAAGGAGAAATTTATAAATGAATACGGCTGGGCAGTCGCAAGACTTGGAGAGCGCAACGCTTGTATTGAATGGCTTAGAGGTTTAGGCGTTGGCGTTGCATATAGTTATTATGATATTATCCGGCTTATGGCTGAATGGTTAGACGAAAGCACAGAAGAAGCCGAAAAATGGCTTGATAAACGCGGCGATGGTCTTTATTGGGACTTATTAGCAAGGGAGATTTTAGCAAGCAAATAATTAGCAAGGTTGGCGTTTCCGGGGTTCGATTCCCCGGCTTGCTTTTACCCGGAGCAACCGGAAAAATTTAGAATATGGAGGACTTGAAACCATGAAAAGAACGCTATACGAATTATTTATGGAATGTGATTGGAACGCCTGCCGTGTACCGTGGAGAATATACGGCGAAAACAATAAATTGATCTGCGCAAATTACGGCGCAGAAACCGGGAATGAATTTGACGATATGCAAGTAAAAAGCTACTCATACAACAAAAACAAGAATTATGTACGAGTTTATGTAAAGTAACCAACCGCCGCAGAGGATGCACGCCGGATCACTACCGGCGGCGGTTTTTACTCAAAAATGAGCAAATAAAAGGAAAGAGGTATAAGAAATGGAAGAAAGATATATTTTGCACACGGGAAAAGGTGTGCAGATCGTAACAGAATCGCAAGCAATTAACAACGCGCTAGATCAAGAAAAAAGTGGCGTTATTCCGCGTTACTCATTCCTGGATTATAAAACCGGTGAAAACCTCACACCGCCCGGATGGCTCGTGTGGTCAACTTTTGCGGACGGATGCGGCGTTGTGTACCGCAGATCTGACGGAAAAATGATCGTAACAACAGGATTCCAAGGGGATTTTGTTGTAATTTAAGGCGGTACCATTCCGCCCTATTTCGCGTGTTTGGTGCATCCGTTCCGGTTCGATTCCGGGAACGCGGATTGCGTGGGAGTCAGTTTCCGCGCGCACATTGACAAATAAACGCAATATAAGGAGGTGTGAAAGATGGGAAAATATGAGTATATCGGGAAAAGGGAAATCATGCGCCGGGTGTCTGTCCTTGGTTATCTGGCAATATCCGGCAAAATGTGCGAATACTCGAAATTTGAAGGCGTGGAATGGGTGGAATCTGCAAAAATCAAAATAACCGCCCAACGTGGCGGAGATTGGTTACAGATCACGCAAAAGCCGGAACGCATAACACACACTTACAGCCGGTACGATGGGAAAAACTATCTTGACAAGTGGTAAAATGCGGTCTATGCTAGACTATAACTACAGCCGGGCAAGCGTCTTCTGGCGTTTGCCTGTGATCTGTGATATTATCAAATATCATCGGTGCATTATCTATATATGGCATAACATATAGTGTATTTGTGCTGTTTGCGGGATATCGCAGATAATTGCATGTTTGTTACACGTTTTTGAGAATCCGTGAAAATGGAATCTTGACCCCAAAAACGCTACCCCAGGGGGGTACAAAAAAATTACGAAATATTTTTTGGGGCGCGGAAAAAATTTTCTTTCATCAAAGACCCGCCAGTTAGGCGGGTCTTCTTATTTCTTCTCTTTCATTACAATTTCTAAATCAAGCCCCAATGCATCTGTAATCTGCCGCATTTCCTTTTCTGAAAAGTTGTCACGTTTCATTTTTTGCGAAAGATTTTGTGAGCTGGTGTCAATAAGTCTTGCTAGATCGGTCACTCTTAATTCCTTTTCAATAAGCGTATGTTTTACGATTTTTGCAAACAATGTACCGCCTCCTCTCTCTTGACGTGTTTCAATAATATCATAAATAAATTTATTATTCAATTATTTAATTACAAACAATACTTGACAATCACAAAATAAACCGTATAATGTAATTAAAGAGTTACAACAGTAATTGATAAGTTACAGAAAGGGGCACAAATATGGCACAAATAGAACAAACCATCACTACTTTAGAGATTGCAGAAATGATGGAAATGCGTCACGACAGAGTTTTAAGAAAATTGGAAGGACAGGATGTAAGGGGAAAACATACTGCAGGAATCATTGAAATTTTGACTCACCACAATTTAGGTGCGAGTGATTATTTCATTCCATCTACCTACAAAGATGAATCCGGAAAAGAAAACAAGTGCTACAAAGTAACCAAGCTGGGATGCGACTTCCTTGCAAACAAATTCAACGGAGAAAAAGGCATCGTATTTACTGCCCGATACGTGAAACGTTTTAACGATATGGAGAAAGCCATAAAGAAACCACAGGCGGCATTGCCGAAAAATGATGACCTATTTGCAGATTGTTACATTTCAAAACAGCAATTGGACGCATCACGCGGAGCGTGGTTCAGAAAAAATAATTGGAAATTAAAAATTATCATGGAACAGTTTGGGTGGACGAGAAAATTTTTATATCACAAGATTCTCGTGGAGCTATCTGACATTTACGACTTAGAACTTGAAGAAAAGTTCTACGTGCAGAGGTTTGGCTATAGACCAGAGTACAAATTGGACTTGTTGGATGGCAGTAAAAGTCTTGCCAGACTTGCGACAGGATATATCAACTATTTATTAACAGAAGAAGGAGACTACTAAAATGGAAGAATTATTAAAAATTGCTTATGAAAACTTTTTAGACACAAACGATGTAAACAATTCAAAGAGTGTGAGAATTATCAATTCTGCTTGCTACAAGATGTATGATTCGGTTGACAGTCTTAAGGATGTGTTGAGCGAAAAACTGTATAACGACATTAGTGATAAGATAAGGGATGGTGTTTGCGACATTCAAGAAGCGGCTTTTATTGCAGGATTCGCGTGTTGCGCAAAGTTCCTTACAAATGGCAAAACAGACTTGTTACCAAACGAATAGAATTGAAAGGAGAATATTAAAATGGATGAATTTATTAAAATTGTATGCTCAAGTCAACTTGACAATGAAACCGGAAATGCCTTTGTTGAATACTTCTCTCCCTTAACAGAGAAGCTAAAAGGGTTATTAAGTGAAAATTTATATTCAGAGTTTGAGGAACTGCTTTTTAGTTGCTGTGCAAAGAATAATGATTTTTACATGACGGAAGGCGCGAAACTCGCTATAGAAATAATGAAAGGTTCTTACATTCCGAAAGTCCGACACAATCCCGGCGGCGATTGAAACCGCCGGATTTATTTTTGCCATAGCGCAACAATGTTTTCTTTCGTAAAAATCAAAGACCGCGCCGCGTAGTCGCTTTTGCTCAACTCTTCTATCAGCTTTTCCTTGGTCATTTCCGGGTTCGTCCGGTGTACGTACTGTAAGAGTTCTGAAATTTTATCCATTATGCAACCTCCATAAGTTCAATCAATAGTCTGTCTGCTATTTCAAACACTTCTCTTCCGTATGTAGTCAAGAAGTCTGCTACAATTTCCTCGGTGCCAATATCCATGTATACATTATATGAAAGACAGAATGCATGACATAATTCGTGGCATAGTACACGGTCAAGGAATCTTCCGCGTAGATCATCCGCAAGATATATCGTTTTCGTGTCCCTGTCGGTCATTCCTACCGTTCTGCTCCCGTCACTTCTCCGTAGCATATCGCTATGACGCGGTACTTTGACCAAATTCCATATTTCATTGTTTATCGTGAACAATTTACCACCTCACAAACAAAGAGGGCAAAATGCCCTCTCTATTACATTTTCGTGACAAGCGTAGTCAGCTTTGTCTTGGTCAACTGCTTCTCTTCTGGAGACATACCGGAAAACAGTTCGGTCACATCTTCTGAAAGAGATTTCATGTACTTTTCAAGCTCTTTCATCTTTGCGTCCTTATCTTCCGGCGAATTTCCGTTATGCATTTCCTTTGTCTCCATGTAACTTCTTCGACTCATACCGGCTCTGCCCTCTCTTGCATCGTGAGTACCGGTACTCATGCCATTATTTCCGCTCATAGGCTCTGAATAATACATCTTTCCCATACTCATTCTGTCAAGGTCTCTCATTCGGTCGTATTCTGGCATACTCTCCCACTCCCGGTAATCTTCCGGCATCTGATGATAATATGGCGGTTCTACATATCCTCTGCGCGTTCCACGTCCTTTCGGTGCGAATCTTCCGTTTGAGTACCGGTACTCATTGTAGTATCTTCTTCCCGGATAATCCCCAAATTCTTCCACCATGCGCATAATTTCTTCATCTTCAGACTTTTTCATAGCTTCAACAATGTTATAGTCCTTGTCAAAGCATACGATGTTCTTTGCGATCTCCGTCCAATCCTTGAGATCATCAAGGTTTTGCCCCTCAAAATTCTCAATTCCAATGCCGTCAACGTGGGCTTTCACGCAATCCATAATCTGTTTCGCAAACTTATGCATAATATCAAGCCTCCCTTACTGCAATCAAATTACTGTTCTGCACTTCAATAGCCTGTGCTGATGTATTCTGCACCGCTACTGTACTGCAACAGCCACAAGGTACATCAATGTATGTCTGTGAACTAATATTCTGTAAATTTTGTGCTGCGGCTGGCGTTACGATCATCTTTGTTGACTGCAAAGGTTCTCCATCAACCGCGATTGCAAGAGAAATCTCTCCGACTGTTCCGCCTGTCGGGATCTGAATGTTGCCGGAATACGATACCAAAAATCTAGCCTTGCACTGATTGGTGATACCTCTTAGCTTGATAATTCCACTTCCCTGTCTGTGTACGATACATTTTGTTCCGTTTACTGCCGTTTCTGTAAATGCAACATCTTCTCCAGCAGCAACGGTTTGTAATGCAATTCCTGCTACTTCCATTATTTTTACCTCTCTTTCATAAAATAAGGGCAAACATTACAGTCTGCCCTTTGGTTATAAGTAATACTGCATAGCAGACATGATTGAGTTAAACTCAATTAAGATACTCAATTATTTAGTTTTAGCAGCCACAACCGGTGTTGCATCCGCATCCATATGCATAAGCATTTGGATTAGGCACAACATATGCCGGAATAGCAGGCGGATTTACAGCATTGATAATCTGCTGTGTCTGAGCTGCCATCTGAGTTGTAAGTAGTGCACTCTGACGATCCTGTGAAGCTGCTCTGCGAAGGTCGTTATTTTCTGCCTGTAAGCTAGAAATTTTCTCATTGCAAAGATAATCAAGAATAGCGCGTGTTCCTGCATTCTGACTGTCGATAATGTCTCTTGTGTTGCTGTTCATGGTGTTCTGCAATGCGCAAGTGTTAGTTGCCATGTTGTAGTTTACGCCTTGGATAGCTTCTCTTGTTTCACAGCAACAGTTAGCAAGCTGTGACTGTAATGCGTTTGTATTCTGCATATTAGCGACTGTATCAGCATTGATAGCCTGCTGAATGCCGAATCCGGTCTGCAAAATGTTTGTGTTGATGCCGTTCATGCCGGTTTGCACTGCATAGAATCCGTCACAAAGTCCGTTTGTAATGCCGTCAAGTTTTGACACAACCGCCTGATTATCAAATCCGCGCTGGATTTCGCTTCCGGCACCACCATTCATTCCGTTTCCTCCGAATCCGTTACCGAATCCACCCCATCCGAAGATAGCGAAGATAACGATAATGAACCATAACCATGAGCCTTCTGCGCCCCATCCGTTGTTATTTCCGTTTCCGTCAATGTTCGCGACAAGCGGAACGGATGCACAATTACCTGTGTTAAACATAGAATTTACCTCCATAATTCATTTTTATATACATAATCTTGCAAGAATTAGTATCACATTCCTAATTGGCTTTTAAACGACTCAAAAGCCTTATCTGCGTCAATCCCCTTTTCTTTGCACAAATTCCTAGCCATCTGCTCGATGCCCTTGGAATCTCCCTTTTGTGCCATCTGCATAGCATTGCGAGCCATAGGGTTGTTCATTACGCTTTTATTCCCCATCATTTGTTGCAAAAACTGCTGTGGGTTTCTCATTCCCTGTAACATCTGCATAGGATTCATTAAGACTCACTCTCCTTTTGTGTTCGCGAAGATTTTCTTTGCGTTTGCGAAGATAACTTATCCTCCAATTCTTCCATTTTGCCAAACAGGACATCTAACTTATCCGTAATAGCCTTTGTCGCATCGTCAGATAGCCCTATTTCGATTTTTTTATCGTCACTTAAAGAATCATTAAAAGGCTTGTAAACAGTCTTTCTGATTGTTCCATTGGCATCCCATTGTTTTGCTACGATTGCGCTCATGTCCTGCATCGGGAAAAACGCAACACTTCCATCCATAGGTACATCATTTGCCATGATTGCTGATTCCGACTGCACTACTTTTCCTTGTATTCCAAGAAACTGCGGTTGCATCTGCGGAATCTGTGGCTCTGGTTGTTGAAACCTTTGCATTGGGTTGTACTGATAAGCGGCATAGCTTGGGTTTGGGTTAAATGCCATATTCTGATTTTGCATCTGATACATTCTCTTCCTCCAATACTTCCTTGATTGCGTGAATCATCGCTGACTGATACACAAGCGGAACCTTTGACACATCTTCTCTTGTTAAGATTTTTTCAAGAATTTCATCCGTAAATAACATTCCGCATCCCTCCTATGCTTATATTTTTGCATAAAAAAATACGGTTCTCCCGCAAAAAATAAGCAGAAAAACCGCATAAAAAAAGAACGCCACAGCGTTCCAAGTCTACCATTTGCAGAAAAGAATCTAAAGCACTTGTGCAGACTCCTTTCTTTTGTGTTCAGTTTTTGAGTACTATTTTGAGTACCAATTTTTTTAAGACGCCGCAAACACAGTGTTTATGCGACTTTAAAAACAGTCCGTACGGGAATCGAACCCTAAAGTAATTGCCTTGAAATGGCTTAAAATAGCCATTCTTTCAATTTTTCTTTGAGTACCTTTGAGTACCAGGGACTCATAATGCTTCGATTAAGTCAAGTTCCTGTCTCTTTTCCTCAATTCCGGTACGATCAAAATAATAATGATCTTTTGTGCAACTAATGTCTGTATGCCCCATGGTATCAAGGATTGTGGACTCTTTCACTTTTCCGTCAAGCAAGATACTTCCGTATGTCTTTCGGATTTTGTGCGGAGATTTCACTTTCATTCGCAGTTCATGTTCGCAGATATAGCGCAAACGTTCACGAAAGTTGTAGGATTTCAACCGTTCTCCGTCTCTCTCAAATAGATATTCCCCGAAGGGATTTCTCTTTCGTACTTCATCAAGAATCCATTTGTACTTATCTGGAAGTATGGCAAATCGCAATCCTGCTTCTGATTTTGGAAAATCTTTGACCTCATAGTGAAAACCGTCATCATCCCGGTAACGAGTCTCTGTAGAATTGATAGCAACCGTGTAGTTTTCAACATCTTTCCGCTTTAATGCCGACAATTCCCCGACACGAACTCCTGTCTTAAACATGAATAGCAATCCAAGGTTCACAATATCCAAGTGATTCCTTAAGTACATCTCCATGCGTTCCTTTTCATCCGGCATATATACTTGGTCTTTTGCCTGTCGGACTACGTGCTTAAACGCTTTTGGCGATATATCCATGTCTTTCAGCGTGTATGTAATGGAAAACTTGACATACTTCTTCCGCTTGGCATACTTAAATATTCCATATATCAGCGTCCGGAAGTTTGAGAATGCCTTGGAAGTCATGTTGAAATCATGGATGCTATTTCGTATAAACGTTTCAAGCTCGCATTCGTCTACACTTTTGATTCTCTTATCCTTGATGCCATCAAAGTATCTCTGAAAGTCCATTAAGTATCTGTCATAGGTTGCCCTGCTGATTTCTTCAAGTTCCAGCTTTTGCGAAATCCAACGGTTGAAGATTTCCTCTACTGTAGGGTCATCCTCTCTTTCTTTCCAATAGTCAATGATCTTCTGCTCGACCGCTTCTCTGCGCTTTGCCTTGATTTTACGTCTGCCCTTAACTTCATCCGGCAGATATGAGTACCAGTTCTCATCCTTTCCTTGATAGATTTTATAGGGATTTTTGTTGAGTAATTTTTCTCTCTTTTGCATAGTGACTTGTTTCTGCACAAGTGCTATGTCGAGAATACCACTATCAACGGCATATTTCAACAGTTCTTTTTCATCCAATCAAATACCCCCGTTCTCTCTATTTTATCTTTTATATCTCTCACTCTGTACTCTATCGTTCTTAGTGATAGATTTTCTTTTGTGGATATTTGCTTTTGTGAAAAACCACGGCAGAGAAGAGAGAAAATCCTCTCCTCTTCTTCCGTGAAATTGGCATTTTCTTTAATGTATTCAAGTTCTGGCTTAATGAATTTTGTAAATTTCATAAGCCATTTCTCCTGTTAAATATAATCACTTAATCTCATTTGTGCCATTTCGGTATCTAACCTCTGCTTTGATACTTTGTAATAGTATTCGTCAAGCTCAAATCCAACGAATTTATGATTTGTGTTATAGCAAGCTATTAAGCTACTTGCGCTACCTACATGAGTATCAAGTATAATGTCATTAGGTTTTGCGTATCTGTTTAATAACCATTCATATAGCGCAATGGGCTTCTGTGTTGGGTGTATGCGATTTTCTTTACGCTTCATATTTTGCTGAAGCATTCCGTGCCACCTATATTTAATCTTCCTTACTGCAGTACCGAACGAAGTCCATGCAAGCTCGCAATCAGCAAAATCGTTATCTCCATTATCTTTATCCCAAACAATCCAACAACTACTATCAAACGGCATTTTGCTGATAAAATGATTTGCTCCCCAAATAATCTGATTTTTTGACACTCTAAACAGTTCATTGAAATATTTTTCGTTTGGTGGTTTTATATCCATTCCGCTAAAACTCTTGTAATCTTTTGCTTTTGCTAGGTTACTTCTTGTATGGTTTTTATCACCATTTTCTCCAATTCCATATGGTGGGTCTACAATCGCAAGGTCAAAATATTTGTCGGGAAATTCTTTCATTCCTTGCATACAATCCATGTTGTAATATCCAAAATCTAACATTTTCTCTTACCAAAAGGAAACCTCGGTTTTATGTGCGCACAACCTATTCCTTTCTTTGATTTTTATTTAGTTATCTTCTTTTCTCTTAAAACCCTCACAAGACACATCAAGCAAGCAACCGCTTTTTTCGGTTTCCATTCCTCCCCAATATGTCTTGTATCTGTAAGAGTTTTCGCATTTAAAGCAGAAATCCTTGCCATTGTTCAATTTGCAACTTGTCTTTTTATCTTCCAGCTTTTTCCCGATACTCTCGTTTATCCTTTTGAGTTCCTCGACCTTTTTCTGCAATTCCTCAAAATCTTCAATGAGTTTGTTGTATTTCTTCTTACTTAAAATCTTCATTCTGTATCACCCTTTCTTTTTCTTCTTAGGCTTAAACTTAAAAACATCATTTTTCTGACGGCTTACCATGCTACGATAGCCGTTCATTTTACTAGCTCTGCTTTTACTCATACCTCACACTCCTTCCGGTTTTTCACACCGCTCAAACTCGATAACCCACACCCACGGATTCGCATCCCAACTGTAACGATCAAGATCCGATTTCTTGATGGTTGAATCCCAAAGGTCATGAAACATACCTTTTACGAACTCGTCTCCGACGTATTTTAAAGGTTCTTCTTCAATTCCTTCTTTCACACACCCTTTTCCGTCAATATCCTGCAACCGCTCCACCCTCACATCCGTAACCCGGAGCCAGATACGTGCCGCTCCTTTCGGCATGCGGATGGATGGGTGCCATATATGACTATCATTTTTAAAGCCACTTTCTGCTACTTCGTCCGCTCTAAAAACATACTGTTTATCTGAATTTAAAGCAATTGGATACCCCCAAGTTTCCCGGACATACAGGATATCCCCTGATTGATATGGTGCTTTTCTGATACACGGCTCATTTTTTCCGTTATACAACATCAGTCCATCTTTAATATATCCAGTCCATCGTGGATTTTCTCCTGACAAGAATTTTACAAGCCGTCTAGTACAACTTTTCCGTCCGTCCAGAATTGCCCGAACCATTTCTGTATTGAATAAAATCGGCTTAATTGCCATCTACTCCACCGCCTTTCACAATCTCGATTGCTTTCTCAATTCCATCTAATAACCCTTTTTCGTAGTTGTTTTCGTACTGTATTTCTATTTTGCTATCCTCTGTTTCCAACTGCTCTAAAACCTTGTCCACGTCGTAGGCGGTCGGCTGTACATCTATCACGCTCGCCAATGTTGCCAAACTTACTCTCCTAAAATCATCATCGGATTTACTCGCATTCATGCAATATTCTTTTAGTGCATCTGCGCCAATCAGTTTCATCGTTTTTTATCTCCTTTCTTCAAATAATCAAAAACCTCATGCCCAATCATCCCTACAACTGACAGAATGCAAAAAAGCTTAACTCCAAATTCTGTTAGAATATCTAGCCTAATAGCTATAAGTATTAGCAGAATGAAATTTATGTACGATTGAAACATCATTCTTCATCACTCCAATCTAACCTGCAACCGCAATTACTACAGTAATTTGGCGCATTGTTGTTATCCATTATTCCTGTATCATGACTAACTTTAATTGCATTTCCGCACTCACAATGGAATACAGAAAGAGTATCACTAAGGTTATGGTTAAATATAGGTTTCTTCGCCGTCTGCTTAATCGCCGCCGCCCTACATTCTTCCGGCGTGCCGATTGCTCGGTACTGCTGCACTTCTTCAAGTGCCTGTATTGCAACATCCAAAGCCTCGGCTCTCTTTTGCGGGATGATACCACCTCTCGGTCTTATTGCATGTAATTCTTTAATTGCTTCACTTGCTGTCATGCTATTCCTCCTATTCTGCTTCTGATTGAAGCCATTCTTCCCACTCGCCGTGTTCTTCTTCGCTCGGAAATTCATGTTCCATCCACTGATAATCTGATTTTACTTTGCAAAGAAACTCCGCTAACTCTTCATCTGACATATTCCTTATCATGTCGGCATTGGTCACTTTCAAATCAACAAGTTCAAAACACTCATTACGCCATTTCAATACATTATCAATATTGAATGAACTGTAACCTACATGGTAATAATCTTCTCCGACTTTTTTGTACTTGATTTCGTAATACGGCTTGTTTCCTATCATCCTTACGATAATTTCCAGAGATGTAACTTTGTTTTTTGTATCATTATTTTCTGAAACCTTGCTATCGCATCCACAACAATGCTCATTATCTATTGAATTGCTGTTAGGCTGACATTTACAAGTGTGTGCTTTTTCTTCTATGGCTAAGTCAAGGTAATATTTCAAATCTTTTATCAGACTAATAGTTCCGAAGAGTTGTTTTCTCTCAAGCATTTCAACAACTTCCGGTATTCTTCTATCAAAGTCACGCTTGTTTACACTTTCAAGAATCTTACTCATTTTCTCCACCTCTCAATTCTTTCAGTTTTGCTTCTGCTTCGGATTTTGCGAGAAATACTGTTTTGCCTATCTCGCTTACCGGAATACAAAATGGCTCATCGTTATTAAAAAGTCGAACCGGTAATGCTTGTGACGCGTAAATGTATGCTTCATCTCCATCATACCCAAAATAACGAACTCTCCTCATGCTGATAATATCTTCCGGTGTCTCTCCGGCTTCTAATCTGCATTCTACGCATTCGCGATAAAATTCATAGATTTTATCTCCTTTGTTACATGGGAAAATAATCATTCTGCCCTGTTCATCTAAGTCCTCGTAATCCGCTAACTTCTCCATTGCGCAATAACCTTCTTCACAGTTGGAATAATATGGATTAGGCTTTTCGCCATAGCACGAATACAAGGTTTTTAAGGATTTTTTCTCGTAATTCTCTTTTACTAAGATTCCAATCGCTGTTCGCTCTGTCAATCTCTCCATGCCTATTCCTCACTTTCTGCCAACTTTGCCATTTTCCAATCGGTGATATCACTACTGCACGCACTCCATGATGTTGTTCCTCCACTCCATGCGTACACTATTCCGTTCTCGTATTTTGAAAAATATCTTTTTCTCCACGCATCTTCTTCGCTATCTCTTACCAAAATCGGCGTATCGACTGCAACCTTGTTCCAATCAACAGGTGGCTCAACATACTCTGAATTAAGCCATTCACGGAAATTATACGTACTTCCTTTGCACGAATCCAACCCATAAAAATCACACTCTTCACATTTAGTTTCTCTGCAAAGTGCAGGCTCTCCATTTTTTAATACTAACTTTCCTGTGTTTACCGCAAGTTCTATGATCTCATTTCCGTATTTTTCTTTATTCGTCATATTAAACCTCCAAATCACATACAAACTTAATCTCATCCGCCAAACTCTGCGCTATCATCGGCACGGTCAACTGAAACTGCTTGTAATTAGCCAGTGTATCAATGTAGTCGATGAATTTGTCCGTGAAATACTGCAACTGTTTCGCTGTTATCTTAAACTCCTTTTTCAGAATCGTAAGTGTCAGCGCAAAATAGTTAAACAAAGATGCGCTGGAAAGCCTGTAGGCTTCACGCTCGATACAGAACCCTTTCTTTGCATACAGGGTCATTAACTGTCTCTGTGGAATTTTTCCGACTTCTTCTTTGATGTCGATTCCGTATTTACTTTTCAGATAAAAAGACAAGTCCTTTCCAGTATTTCCACCGGATGCTACTTCATCTAAGTAGGATTTCAAAAAATCCTGCAACCGGATGATTCTTGCCTGTCCGAAACCGAATTTGTCATGCAGAATTATGTACCCGATCACGACAAAATCTTTGTACGATTTTGATATAACCTTATCAGCATTTCTCTTTTCAAAATCATTTCGCCCGATAATCCGCATTCCCTGTTTTGTGTAAAATGTCGGCTTTTTCTTCCGTCTCAACGCATTGCTCATTTCTTTGATTTCTCCTTTCTGTATGTGATTTCCAACCATGCAAAATGACTCAATACAAGCTGTCTTGCGCGCTCTTCAATCTCCATTCCTTTGTATTTGTTTATCAATGATTCTCCGGCTTTTACAACTTCATCCCACCAAGAATCAGAGTTGTCCGGTGAATAGTATTTCTGAATGAATTGCCAGTAATCCATAAATACTTGCCATTCTTCCGAACCTTTTTCAATCTTTGCACTTGCCATAGCCACTACCCCTAAAACGGACAATCGCCATTGTATGGCTTAAATCCGTCCCCACGTTCTTTCTTTTTTATTTCCGCAACAACATCATCAAACGGTTTTTCGATTTCAACAAACTTCATGTGATCTCCATCAAATTCCATTGCTTCACGCATTGTCATTCCCTGTCTGTTCTTCTCGATTTTTACACCCTTGGCTCCCTTGTCATTGTCTGACAGATTCCACAGCATAATTATGTTTGACGCATCCTGTTCGATTGCCCCGGATTCCCTCAACTCTGCCATGGTAGGCTCTTTTGTGTCTCTGCTTTCAGATGCTCTTGTTATCTGTGAAAGTGCTATTACATGTGTATTTAAGTCTCTTGCAACCGATTTTAAACCTCTTGAAATTGATGCTACTTCTTCATTTCTTCCGGAATATCTGTTATCCGGCATAAGCAATTGCAGATAGTCAACAACGATAACGTCAAAGTTTTGGTGTCTGCATTCTGACTTTATTTCCCTCGGAGATACAGTCCCGGACGCAACCCATAATTGATAATCACTCATTTCTTCATTCGCTTGGTTAAATTTTTCCTGTTCATCGCCAAGAAACGCTTTTGCCCTTCTGATTCTCGTTAAACCGATTTCCGCAAGCCTTGAAATAAATCGTTCATACACCTGTTTATCGCTCATTTCCAAATTGAAATATGCGACTTTAAGTCCCTTTTTTGCCATATTCCCAATAATCTGCGTTGTGAGTGCTGATTTTCCAACTGCTGGTCTTGCGGCAATTACTGTTACGTCACCGTGTTCAAGATCTCCGAGTGCATCATCAAGCTGTGATAACCCGATTTTTATACCGCCCTCTCCAACACTTTCGTTGAAATATTTGTCTTTATTCTCAACTGCAATCTGCTTCATTGGTTTTAGTTTTACTTCTTTTCCCTCTTGCAAATGTTCAAGTCTTGTAAGAAGATCGCTGATTGTATCATCGATGTCGCACGGTTTTAAACTGGATTTCTGGTACATTTCCCGAACCATTCTTGCCTTGTATTCTTTCGCAACCGCATCTGCATAGCTCTTAACCATGGTTGAAGTGATTGTTCCGGTAATACAGGATTTCATCAATTCGCTAATCTGTTCCTGGGTGTATTTGTGATTCTCAAGTGCCATTGACAAAGACATGGGATCAATGCTTTCATTCCTGTCATACATGGCAAGCATTTCCTTGTATGTGTCCTGCGCGAAATCAGAACTAAACATTTCCGGTTTCAGTGTTCGCCAGATGCTATTTAGCACATCATTGTCAATCAGTACGCACCCGATCACTCCGAACTCTGCTTCTGTCAACTGCAATCACCTCGTTTCTCCGCGATCTGCAACCAATAGTCGCAATCATTTTTCAGCCAATCGACATATTTTGGAATGTACCGAAAATCCGTATCGTCTGGATTCTTTTCTTGATAGTCACTCAAATATGCCTCTGTGGCTTTGTATAACAGCCGTGCAATGTCCGGTTGGTTCTCTTCGATAACTTCTAGCACTTTATCCATCCAAGCTGTTTTAGAGGTACTGTACGCTGTTTTCTTGGGGTATATATCAAAAGTCTTTTTCCATGCATCATCAAAATCAAACAAATCTCCGGAATCGGTCGACAACGAATTTTCTTTTATATTTTCTTTCTCTTTATCTTCTTCTTTTTCTTCTTCTTTATCTGAAACAGCGACATCAGACGATTTATCGGGCGATTTTTGCTCAATCAGGTTCTTCTGCTTCTTTCTCCGGTTCTGCTGATATAGCCTGTCACGTTCCTTTTTCTTCTCATAAGCGTCAAGCGTTTGGTGCTTATTCCAATTCGGAATCGTTATCACGTTGTCAACAACTTCAATCATTCCAAATTCTTCAAAGGTCTTAAGTGCAAGCCTTACCGTGTTCAAATCTCTGCGAAAAATGGTGGCAAGCATTTCATCCGTGAACGGTAATTTGTTGCTCATCATAAACACACCGTTGTTATTCTGTTTTCCGGCAAGAATGAGAAGTTTGAACCAAATCGTAATGATGCTATCCGCACTTGGCATACTCTCAATCAGCAGAATCTTTTCATCATCAAAGACATCTGTTGTGATTTTAATCCACTTGACTTCTGCCATTTAATCACTCTCCTCATACGTATTTTCAGAAATCAAAGCCATAAACTTCTCATACTGCTTTTCAGAAACCTTATTACCCTGTTTTTCCGGCTTCAAGCGGATTTCAAGGTGCTTTTCAGCAATATGCGATAATTCCTTAGCAAGACTCTTTTTGCCCTGTTTAATGCCGTCATAATAGCCTTTTGCCGGACGGTAATCATCAATCTTAGCTTTGCCCTCGCCCTGTGACCCGCTCGTCTTATTCCGAAGTTGATAACCTTTGTCTGCACAATACTTAATATAATACTGCTCAAGTTCATTAAGTTCTCCTATCGGACAGTGTACTGATGTTACATTCCATCCATACGGATTATCCTCTGAATACAGTCCGTGAGACTTCAAGCTAAGGTCTATGTGCTGATACCCAGAAAGGTGTTGTGACAATCTGGTTAAAATGTGCTTTGCCTGCCCCACGTAGGCATATCTAAACCCATTTTCGTCCTGCCTTGTCAGAATATAAATTCCGCTTGATTCATCAAGCCTTGGATTCAATGCAAGCCATTTCTGCTTGTTTTTGGCTTCGATGGCTTTTGCCTGTCTAAATTTCTTATAATCCATCCAATCACTTCCTCTCCAATGGCTTCATGCTCATTTGAGCCACAAACTTTCCGTAGCTCATTCCGGAGGCGCGTGCCATATGATTCACAGCCTTGATTGCATCATCCTTTTTCTTTGGCTTTCTCAATCGTTCTTTAACTTCATTGCCGATGCAGTCTTGGCAATCAACTTTGCGTTCATCTATCGTCATAAACAGTCTGCCGCATTTCGGGCATATTCTTTTATACACAATTCTTCCAGCCTTTTTAAAATTCTTAAACTGTGCGTATCTTTTTGCACATTTGGGTCTGCAGTATTTTTGATCTGGTCGCTTCGGCTCAAATTCAGCCATACAGTATTCACATAATTTCAATTTTTACCTCCAATCTTTTGTAAGGGCGGCACGGTAAACGCACCGCCAAAACATGGCTTTCAATAAGCTTGTGATAACTATTATTCGCCAAACAAGATAGTTCCTTTTAGGCTCTTGCCAAGGTGTTTCAACCTAATTATTCTTTTTCAAGTTCCGCTTTGATGGTCTCAAGTTTTTTCTCTTCATATTCAAGACGTACTCGGCAACTCTCAACAATAGCGCCCTGCCTGCTAATAAGCATTTCAACAGCTTTTTTCTTGTTTTTCTCCGTCAGAATGACCCTATCCCGGCTGCAACCGCTTAACACACCAATTTCGTCCTTGCGGATTCTCTGTCCTTTATATTCAAATTCCGATTCTTCAGTAATGATATACGTTTTTGGCTTTTCTTCTACGTCTACTTCTCTACAAGAAAATTTATCGCCCCAAAATCTGTAAATGTATAATTTCATCTTTTCTCCTTTCAGAACGGACAAAGGTTCATATAAACCTCTAGTCCTTTTTCTGCAACATAAACATTTGCTCCATATTCAATTGTTTCTTTCGTTAGTTTTAGGAATAACGCGGGATCTCCGCTTGTGTCCGATAAGTGTATTAAAACGACATTTCGTAAAGCTGGGTTGTCGTTTGTCTGAATAAATTTAAGTGCCGTATCAAGGCTCATATGGCCTCTTAATCTGTGTTCGTAGTTAGGCTCATTCCGGTCTACCAAGTCCATGCTATAATTGGCTTCAACCATGATATGCTCAACCTTTATGCCGGAAAAGTTGTACTTGCAATACTCCAAGTCGGTCAAGAATAACAGTTTGCCCATTTCCTCATGCTCGATTAAATAGCCGTAGCACTCGATTTCTGTATCATGCGGTACATTGAAGGGTGTTACTGTAAAACTGCCGATTTGCCGTACTCTGCGTGGTGGAATGGCTATTGTACGTTCTCCGGTTATGGTTTCAAGTGCAGTCTGTGTTTCAAATGCCGTATAAACCGGAATGCCGTATTTCATGAAATCTTTTATGTATCGCGCATGGTCTCCTAACCATGCTCATGTGAGACGATACATCCTGCGACATCAGAAATACGCCAATCAATCATTTTCTTAAAATCAAGAAATTTGCATCCTGCTTCAATGGCAAGGATTTCGCCACTGCTGCTGATTAAAGCGTAACTGTTGCCTGCCGATGATGAACTGCAACATCGCATAAGCATTTAAACCACCTCACTTTCCGAAAAATTCTTCTCTTACATTAATAATGTCTCGTGTCTGCCCTAGCAACTTCCTGTTGTGCTTTGCTCTCTGCTCATTGTCGCAAATGAACTGTTTGCAGATTTCCGGTCGTACCGGATAGATTCTGCATTTCTCACAACTCTTGTCCGTATCAAGAAAAGGGCATGTCATATCATATGGTCGATTCACAGTAGGAAGCAGGTGCCTACACTCTTTGATATGGTTCTTACGGATATATCTGTGAATTGCATCTACTTCCTTTCTTCTCATTGGTAAAAGATTGGAACAGCAGTTACCGCATTGGCTACATTTCCCATCTCTGCAAAAGTTGTAAATGTTATCTTCCATTCCTTTCTGTACGGATTCTAAAAATGATATAACTTCCATATGCTACTCCAATCCTTCATCCGCCGGGAACTGAAATACTTTCATGTAATTCTGGCTTGCATATTTTTGATATTCTTCTCTAAGCATTTCCATAGCTTTCTTTGCTTTTTCTTCCGTGGAGTATTTAGCAATAACAATGTCACTGACAAGATCATCTATCCCTGTAAGGTTCTTGTTCAAAAATAGATTTCTCCCTTAAACCTCTGAATAACTACTTGCTCATACGGAATATCCAATGTGCCGTCCTGTGATATAACTCTCATGCATCCACCTCTAATCTTTCATAAAGTCCGGTACGCTTTCGTCATTCTCAACGACTTCTCCGGCTACTTTCTCCGGCTCAACTACTTCACTCCCGGTCTCAATAGCTTCGGATTCAGCTACAACAAATGGCTCTGAATTGGCGTTTTCGGAAATTTCTTCCTGTGTCTGCTGATAAGTTTCATCTATCTGCATAAGAGACTGTTTTGCAATAGCATTAAGGTCTTTTGGATGCTTCTTGATTGCATTATTGCGCATCTTTCGAACGATCATGGATTCAGATGTATCAAGCCATGCGGCACTCATGTATGGTCTTGCAACTTCGCAGGAAAGCATATCTTCAACAGTTTTGCAAGCTAAAAGCTCTTTCAAAATTTCATTTTTCTTTTCTGCGATAGCTTTCTTTTCTGTTTCCGTTGCATCATAGCGTGTCTTTTTACCGCCTTTTACAAGCCCGAAGGTCTCATTCAGAAGATTATTACGGACATGAGCAAAAAGGTTTCCTTTTACGCTTTCACGCTCTGCTATCATATATTCAACTTTCCCATCTTTCATTTCCACCGGGTAAACAACACGGATAACTTTCTGCGAAAGTCCTTTTTCTTCCCATTCCGGCGGTGTAACTTCAATTCCTTTATGCTTTGGATATGTAAATTCATCCCCTTCTTTCACAAGCCATACTGGATATACCTTTTTAACATCAACACCAAAGTTACGAAGAAGTGCATCGTTTCCGTCTCCTTCGATTCCCATTTCTACTTCCTTGTACCAGTTTCCGTTTGCATCCTGTTTACTTCTCAACTGGAAGTAGCACTCCCTCGGCACTGCATTGGCATTAAGTTGAAGGCTTGATACCTGTCCGATAACCTGTCTCAAATTAGATCCATTCAAGTTACTCATAGCGGCTTTGCTAGATGTAACAAGGTTGTAAATAGCGCTCATAGATGCCATGACGCACTGCTTAGAATAATCATTAAGTACAAGTCCATGCTCTGCAAAGTCACGCTCCATAAGCCCTATGTACTGGTTTGTATAATAGGAAAGTTGTGTATTCATTTCCTGTTTTCCCTGTGTAGATACTGCCGTATTTTCTGCCATAATTATTCCTCACTTTCTTAATATCTTAAAATCTTAACATCGTTATCTTCATAAAAATTATTGAACCGCTCATTTAACAGTTCTAATTGTTGCTTAAGAATTTCCTTTGCTTCATCCACACACCGGAAAAGATTTTCGCTCTTGAGCTGCAGATTATCAATTCCCAATTCGCTGCAATTAAGATACAACACATTTCCGCAACCGCAAATTTTATGTATGCAAATGTCGATTCCGTGGCTTTGAGTTCTGAAAATCGTTCCGCTTTCCACCGGTTCTCCAAACCTTGCATTGCTAATCAGCTTCATGCACATCCCTCACTTTCTTCATATTTCTTCACAACCGCCATCTTATCAGCACCGTAGGTTTCTACCCACTTCATATCAACTGATTCATCCGTAACAGTCAGCTTTGCACCCTTGTCATTTACAACCGTGTCACCGGCTTTCGCAGAATCCTCGGTGCGATACACGTAGCTTCTTGTGCTGTTTGGAAATTTCGCTTTGATATACTGCATTTATCATTCCTCCTCAATTTTCAAACCAAATGGAACATTTCCATTAACAATAGATTTCCAATGTGCAATAACATTTGGATTAGCACTTGGATTGCATGGTTCCGTTGGAGCAAACATAAATCCGCTCTCCTGTTTCTTGGTTTCTTCATCCCATTCTTTCTCGGTTCCAAAGCAAAGATGCTCATAGAATTTTGGATTGTCCTCATATGTTGGATATTCCGGATGCTGTTTCTGCCATTCCACGACATCCACTTTAAACTTCTCCATATCAATAACCCATTTATCATGAGCAACCTTCCATTTTTCCACTTTATCGTTATTCTGGTTAATTTTGTTTTGAGCTTCTTTCTTTACAGATTCCCAAATTTTACTACTTATAGATATAAAAGAAGCTTTATACTGCGGATAAAGAAGATTGTCATAATCAAGAATTTTCAACCCTGTCTTATTGTTCTGAAAGTTCCATTCTCTAATAACCTGCCACATAATGCATCCGGCTTGAAATCCGGTAATTCCACCCGCCGGAGAATTGTCAACCGCGTGCATGGCTGCTATTCCTGTTGCCGCAACTGCGTGGCAAATAGTCCCATAATCATGCGAATAGTCTTCTGTTAAATGTCTTACAAATTCCGGAAGTGTTTCCACAGTCTGTTTTTTCGCTTCTTTGTACCATTCATTCTGGATTTTCATTTCTTCGGTAATCTCTTTCTCGCAATACGGAAGAGAACAATGTCCGGCTCTTCCCCAGAACCCTTTACTTGCACTCTTCCAACGCTTGCACGACATACACCGTGCATCCGGCTGTGTGATGTTGTTTCCGATTCCTATTCTCGACATTCAATATCCCCGCTTTCTTAGTGAAAATCCGCTTCCGGTTCTTTTTCCGGTTGAATATAACTGTCATCATATTCCTTATCAATAACGATAGCCGTTCCAGCTCTGGATAATCTCAAGAGTAGCACCTCAAATTCACTCAAGTTTCTAAGTGACGAAATCGTCAAATCCTTATAGGAAGAAAGTGTATATGGTTCTTCTTTTCCGTTGCCCCATATCCGCTTTGACACAGGAATTTCAACATTCAGTTTTTCATCATGCTCATTTTCAAATGTGATAACTGCTCTTTGCACACTGCTCCATGATGGCTTATCTTCCAGCTCAAACCGCATTTCACATTCCACGGATTGATAAGAAACGCCATCATCGTAATCAATGTCTAAATCTTCTGTGTCAATATCCCTTTCGCATTGTTTAATCCATGCCTTGAACAAATCCGTAAGTTTGATTTCTTTCTGCTCCGGCTCCACCATAAGGTCTTTAAAATTCTCCAGAATCTTTTTATTTCCAATACAGAAATCCGAATTAACAATCTCTGTTAAAACAGAATCAAGTTTGGGAAGATACTCTGAAAAATCATAACTCTCAATGTATGGAACCATGACTTCTTTTACCTTTTCCTCAATGGCATGCTTTGCATCTCCCCAACGAAAAGCATCTTCGATTGCTCCCACCAATGCATTCATAAATTTTTCTTTGACAATTTCACTTACTTCATCCGAAGATAAACTTTCCGATGCTATTTTCAATAATTCTTCTTTCATTTACACACCCTCCACTTTCAACTGCTTGTCCTCTGAAACGCTCAAAAGGATTAACTGTGCATCCATATCCGGCACATTGAACTCATTCAGCGATTCTGCGTTATCAACAAAAATCGGCACGCTCACACCGTATAACTCGCTTAATGAGCGGATAATATCAAGTCCGGCTAAAATCTTGTGACCATTATTCAAATCTGAATATCCGACTCCATTCACGGTACACTCACAACAATCTTTCATGCCGCCATTTAATTGCGTTTCGAAGAGTTTGAAATTAACTGTCTTAAAATGGCTATTGATAGATTCAGAAACCTTATTCAGCTTGAAACGAATGAACTCTTCCAAGAGGTAAAGCATCTGTTCCTGATCTGCAACTTTCTGCCCGATTTCTTTCTGTTCGTCTCTAAGCGTTTCGATGCGATCATCAATCATAACGTTGTTAGCCGCCTGTGCGATAATCTTATTTACTTCGTCAAGCTGGCTCTTTAATTTTACTTTATCTGCTTTTGCGTCCTCAACAACCTTATCTGCGCCCTTGGATTCTAACTCTGCAATATCAGCAAGCAATTCATCCTGTCTATCCTTTAACTTGGCATATTCTGTGTTCTGCGTATAATCAGCGCAAGACGGAAGCTTAGAAATCTGTTCATCAAATCCTTTGATAATGTCAATTTCTTCCGCTTCACGCAGTTTCAATGTGTTGATTGTGTTTTCCAATTCCTTGTTATTCTTGGTCAGATTCTTAATCATTTCAGCACACGCATTTCCATCATCAACAATCATGGCAAGCGTTTTCGCGTGTTCTTCATTAAATATCTCGATTGCATCTGCCTTTCTCTGCGAAAAATCGGCTCTTAAAGACTCTATTTTATCTTCCTGCAATCTTTGTCCGCATAACGAACAAACCGTTGTGGATTCGTCAAATACCCACTTGGAATCGTCAAATTTCTTTTCCTTTTCCTCTTTGTACCTTTTCGCAAGGTCAGCTTTCTTAAGAGTCTGTTCAGAAATTGATTTCTTATTGCTTTCAATAGAATCCTGCGCTTTTCTGATTGATGAACAAACATCCTCTAACTTTCGTTCGTGGTCATATTTGTGATTTTCAATCTCATGTCTCTTGCTTGAAAGTTCGTTATTCATTGTCTGCGCGATAGCTGACATTTCAAACTGACAATGCATTTCTTCGTTGCGCATTTCATCAATCCGAACATCAGATTTCCCAATTAAATCTTCAAGTGCTTCAATCTTTCTCTCCAAATCGGCTTTCAATAACTCCTGTTCTGCCACATCAACATCAACCTTGGATTTCTCGGCTTCATCAATACGAACCGGAATTTCAGCCTGTTTCTTCTTCCATTCAGATAATGCCTTGGAAAACTTGGCGCGAATATCATCTGTAGACGGTGCTTTCTCCAATTCATCAATCAATGGTGCATACTTGGCATCTGTCTGTGCAAGTTCCACATCTGAAACCTCTGCAACAAGTTTCATCAGAATGTCTCTCTGGTCTTTCCATTTCAAAGAAGAAAAATACTGCGGATTGGTCAGCATCTTAAACATTTCCTCACTCTGTGCCAAGCCGGAAACATAAGCCTTAAATTCAGCTTCACTTTTCGGATAACCGTCAATCTCATAAGAATTTGGGTTTCCCTGCAATGATACCGTATTAGTTCCACGCTTCTTAACCCAATTCTGTTTCTGAACCTTGGAAAGTTCCACTTCCTTGCCATCTACATCAATAACACCAACAACCTTGATTTCCACGTTATCAATGCGCTTTCCGTCCTTATCCAATGGTCTGACATTGAATTTTTCCTCGCCTGCACTGTTCTTGTTAAAAAGCAACCATGTAAACGCATCAAAAATCGTGGTCTTTCCTGCTGCATTCTGTCCTTTAATACTTGTCTTATTAGAGAAATTCACATCAAGACTCTTAATTCCCTTGAAATTCTCCATATGTAACGATTTTAAAATCATTCGCATTATTCTACACCCCCACGATTCCTTTTATTGACAACTCATATGTAACTTTTTCCACAACGTGACCATCTTTACACGTTTTCTTGTATCTCCGGCTCTGTAATCTGCCGTATGTGCTTACCTTATCGCCTAAAGCAAGTGAGTCCGTATATTCTGCGCACTTTCCCCATGCAATGCAAGTGATTAAATCCTCTTTTCCGTTTTCTCTTACGGTTTTGAGTTTCACATCACAGATTTTACGACCGAGTGGTGTTTCTCTAAGATGCTTTTCCTCGATAATGCCCTCAAGACTTACTTCATTCAAAGGGCTACCATCCTCTGGTTTTGTGATTGTATCAGCCATAACATACATAAGAATAGCTTCTCCAGACCCTGTTTTTACGTGCCGGGTAATTATCTTCCCAATGACACATACCGTTCCGCTGATTTCTGTATCGCTGATTTCTTTGTCAAACAGTACCGGAAGAATATCTGCAACACCGCTTCTTCTTTCAACTCCGATGAAAAATTTATAAAAAATCTTACCGCTTGATTTATGGCTTTCCCTTGGTGCTGATACAACATCGCCGATCAGTGTTATTTTGTTCTCCATTGCTTCTCCTCTCCATTTCTCTGTCAAGAACCTTTTCAAAATTCTCTTTATCATTCTGTTTCTTTCGTTTCCCTGCCAAAAGTTCAGCAAGCATACGCTTTTCTTCCGTGGAACATCTCGTGCCACTTATATACACAACGCCTACCATGCATCCTCTCTCATTCTGCGTTTTCTCTTAATTCGCTTGTCAAGTTCGGCTCTCTTCCGGTCTACTTCCGACCAATAATACATAATTGCCGCAATTACCGCCCCGGCTACAAATTTAATAGCCGCTATATTCCCTACCGCGCCCTCACTATCCATATAGCACGCGGCAACCAAGGAATATTCCATTGCAACCGCACCTATGATGAATTGGATTACTTTTTTCATTCATGCTCCTTTCAGCCACTTTATAATTTAGTACCAGTCAGAAACAAACGTTCCGAGTAACGGACATGCAACAACATCTATAAAACGCACAGAACCATCTTCCACGGAATATGTAAAAGCCATTGCAGGTGTGTAAGTCGAATCTCCTGTCTGTATCTGTGCATCTCTTACAGAAACCCCATATGTTGTTTCCTCGTCAACGAAAGTGCTTGAAAAACTTTCCGCAGAGTCAACCTTTGCCAAATAGTTGTCACCGCTACGAATTACCCTTGAATTAACTTTCTGAAATTCAAAATTGCTCATTTCAATTCTCCCTTCCATTATGCGTTTCGTTTTCCTCGCCCTGCTCACTATGTTTCGAAGCAGAACTCTCTACCATTCCAAGGACATATCCTTTCTGAAAATCTGTCATATTCGGAATGGCATCACGAAGTTTTTCGACAACTCTCTTTTCCTTTTCGCTCATTCAATCACTTCCTTTCATGCGCAATATCTGATTTCGTACTCTGCTACAATGTTCAAGTCGCATCCGAAAATATACATTAAAATAGGAAGAAGCTAATTTCTTTTGTACTTCCCATGCCAAATCATCCGTAAATGACTTGACCAACATCAGATAGCCCTGTTCTGTGATAAGATACATTCCGTTCGGAGAAGTTACACCAAATTCCCCCTTGGCTTCATCCGAATTTCGGACGAAGTAATCTTCTCCTAAAATAAAGTGTTTCTTATTGTCGTTAAATATTTTTCTCGCTGTTCCGTCTGGTCTTTCATATACCATGTCAATGTCCTTAAATGTGACCACTCGCTCGCCTTTGTACTCTTTGATGGAAATATCCGCATTTCCAATGTGTACCAAATTATCCATACTTTCACTTCCTTTCTGTGGTATAATTCCCTTATCATCAAATAAGGGAGGTGATACAATTTGAAATACTTTTTGTTTTGCGATTTTTCTACAATATCCTGCGACCGAGAAAAGATGGCAGAGATATTAACTGAAAACGATATAACGTTCGCAAATATCAATAATTTTTGTTGGGAACTAAAAGTTCCGGATAAGTTTGGAATTCCAATCTGCGACACGACCGCAGAATCTATTCACTGCCTGTTTTATCAGTACACTCACAAGAACTCTCTTCTTCTTGTGGTAAAAGCAAATGAATATTTTCCAAACGGAGATTAGGATATAATCTCTTTGTTTCTTCATATACGGTTTTGGTTTTCAGCCATTTCCGCATATGAAGAACCTGTTCCATGACATCCATATCGTGAATATCCACTTTGTTTAAAATCTTCTGCAATTCCTTTTCCATTCCATTAAAATAAGAAACCGGAACAACAATTATGTCATTTGCTGATTTAATCTCTTTCATGTTCTCACCTCTTTCCTGTTCATTTGATGTACATACAATAGCACATTAAATATACATTGTCAATAGTTTTTGTTGACTTAATGAACATTTAATGTTAATATAATTGTGAAAGGAGGGTAAAGGATGAATGAGAGAATAAAGCAAGTTCGGTTATCGACAAAATTAAGTCAAACCGAATTTGCAGAAAAAATTTTAGTCTCACGATCTGCTGTATGCAAAATGGAAAGCGGAGAAAATTCTCCATCAGAACAAACTGTTAAATTGATTTGTCAAGAGTTTAATGTCAATGAAGATTGGCTTCGCACCGGAAACGGAGAAATGTTTGTTGAATTATCAAAAGACGAACAGATTTCAGCAATGCTTGGAGAAATCCAAAGATTAGGTGATGAAAACTTTAAGTATCGACTTGTTTCTGCACTGTGCAAATTAAGCGAAAGCGATTGGACAGCCTTAGAAAATTTAGTAGATATGATTTCAGACAAAAAGTAAAAAAGAGCCAAGGGCAATGCGCAGACCCTTGGCTCTTTTCCTATTTTAATAAGTTGCTTATGTATGCATATATGGTTTTTAACCAATGCAAATTGTCGCATTTTTCAATCAATTCAATGATTTCATTTTTGTAGTATTCTTTTCCCAACCTAAAACCCCCAATCGTGTGCCCTATGTAGCGATACAGATATTATAGTCAATCCCCAATTATGGGCGGAGCCATGCCAAACCCCACCCATGCCAGAACTTGAAGTGTCCTTTCGGACAAGTCCATAGTATCACTGTAATATGCATGATTTCAACATTTTTCGGTCGCAAGTTTCGACAGGAAATGTCATTGCAGAGAAGCAGAAAGCTGTTTCTCGATCTCTTCTTGCACTTTTGCACGCCAACGCATCGGCACTTCATCAATCGTCATTTCTTGTCTACCAGAATACGTCTCACGTAGAATTTAACCATATCCTACACCTCACTTCCTGCGGTAATGCTTGCCAGTTCTTGGATTGCTTCTGCGTTTGCTTCATGTCCGGCTTTCAGTTCGTCAATGGCTTTCTCCATCTCAGTCTTGGTTCTCAGGTTGACCGTTACGGTATATGTACCATCTTCTGCGCCATCTTCTCCCATGTTAGGCATATATGTAAACCCATCGGATTTCAGATCGGTGTATTTCCCCGACACTGCATCGTTGTGTGTAAATGTAACTTCCTGCAGGTTGTCCGCAGAAAATGCATCCGTGATGGTCTTGACGGCTTCGAAGTTCTCGGCTTTGATCTGGATGTTTCCAAGGCTTGCCCCATCGGCAACCTCGAATTCTGTTTTGTCTTTTAAAATAATTTTATCCATAATTTTTTCCTTTCTATGTGTAAATTTACGAGTTACTAAACTTATTTAAACGGCAGTTTAAAAATTAAAAATGTTCAATGGACACCATATTGTCCTCGAACAAATTTTGCGGATAAAGTATTGTTTCAAGAAGAAAATGCGATGCAATACGGATCTTTAGTAATTTGCTCTATACGCATTGATTTATTAGAAAATACTCCGGGTGAATATATCTACATTGTGAATTTACCGAAAAAAGCGTTTCGTGGCATTAACCAAACAAACATTAATGGGAAAGCAGGTCTATGGTATTTAGATGCTGTTAACGAATGCGTGGTTTTACGAAGTGTATTTGAAGCCGGTATTTATTATTTTAGTTTCACGTATCTAGCAGCAGAATGAACAAAATTGCATAAGTTGCGTCATCAATTTTTGTAAGCATTTTTTAATATTTCCAGGTTTTAGTAGCTGTGTCATAATGTATGACTTTTGATTCATTTAAAACCAACGCTACCATACCCCAATTGCTTATAAAAACGTATGTCGTATTCGCATTGTATGCCAACTTATTGTTATAGTTAATGCTTCCTATATACATCGCATAGTGTTGTTGAGCATATTTATTATAAACATTTTCTAAGCTTATTTCTGAATTCAAATCAACAAAAAAGACATTTAAACTGCCGTTTAAATCACTTAACTGTTTCGCCAGCGTGCCGTCTATATTCGGGTTCGCCTGCCTTGCATCCAGGGCATATCCCGTCTCCGTTGTTATCTGGTTGTTTACTACATTCGCTGCAGGGAACGCCCCATTGATTTTCTCTTTTAAGGTATCAGCCAACTTTATAACGTTTTTCGCTTCGTCCAATGTAATTGTGGTGCCATCCAAGTTAATGCTAAGCGTTCCACTCTCATCTACGCTCATGCTCTTTCCGTCCGGCTTTACAACTCCGGCATCCTCTGTTGTTGCAATCGCACTAGCACCGCCCACGATAGACTTAGACCAGTATTCCGTATTGCTCGTTGCCGTTCCTGCCGGAACTTCCTTTTTTGCAAAATAAAGCGTATTGTTATAAGTCACTGCATCCAATCTCTTATATGTAGCATCTGCACTCCAATCGCCTTTTGGCACAATTGCTACTCTTCCTGCTATAGCCATTTAAGCCACCTCCCAATTCAAATTTCCGTCATTGTCAACGAAAAAGTTATATGCCGCATTGTCCATGTAAATCAACTCCCCATCCTCATTCACATCAAATTCTGTCATTGTGAGTTTCTTGTTAATCTCGTTTTCGATTTCCTGCGCCCTGTCTGCGCTGTCCTTGGCATCTGTGGCAGATTTTGCCGCGTTGGTTTCGGACACCCCTGCGCTTTTGGCAGATGCTACCGC